GTCATAGAAAAAATAAATGAAACACCCGATACACCATTTTATTATGGTAAAAGGTTAAAAGCACTCATTGAAACAGGTTACGACACCAAAAACAAAAGAGTTATGTATTACAAAGTTACTTGTTATTGCAAACGGCATGAAGTAATAGACTATAAAATTTTTGACACTTCAAAAATACCTATGACCGATTATAAGGGCATAAACGAAGTCTATCAAAAAGCCGTAGAATACGCAAGATATTATTTAAACCATTGTCAATATTAAATTACAGGAGCATAGTATATTATTAAGTTAAAAAAGAAATGAGGTAAACAAAATGGCAAGAAAAAAAATTACTGAACAAAAAATCACACCCGAAGAAAAAATTGCAAAATTAGAGTCCGAACTTGAACTTGCGAGAAGTCGTTACAGACAAAGGGAATTGACCGAGTACGGCAAACAAAAACGCAAAGAGCAAACTTTTAATACTCTTAAAATGGCGGTATATGATTTAATTGAAATGGTACTTGAATTATCACCCGAAGAAAAAATTATGCAAAATGCCGAAAGAATAAGGCAAATGGCATTATCACTAAAAATTTAATAAATCTTAATAAAAAGATTGTATTATATCAAGTTTTTTGATATAATGTTATTAGATAAATACATTACTACAATAAATAAAAAAGGAGCAAATTATGACAAGACAAGAAGAAAAAATCTACAAATTAGTAGGAATTAACAATGACGGTGAAATCGTCATGTGTGATGACATTTTCAAATACTCTGACGGCTTTAAGGGGGCATGTGGTACGATTTTTGAAGTTCTTACCAAAGAAAAAGCCGAAGAAATAAACCGACTTGTTAGAGAAGACGGCGAATACGGTTATGAGGATTTATGGCGAGAATGCGTACACGGCGGACATACAACTGACGGACTCTCCGAATGGCTTGAAAATGTTGTTGATGAAGAATTGGCAGACGGCAAAGACTTTGTAGGACAAGACACATCATACTTTAATTATCTTAAACAAGAATTAAAAAGACTTTATGAGTCTATGCCCGAAGAAAAATTGCAAGAAATGATAGATTTTATCAATGAAAATAATTACAGGAATGATGATGTTTATTTTGAGTCAATAGACGATTTTAAACAAAATGCCGTTTTCTCTTGTGTTGGGGGCGGTAGATGTTTTTCAAAAGATGAAGAATTGCCGATAGTGTTTGACAATGAGTTATTAGAAAAAATAAAAATTGCCGAAACACCTATTGAAAATCCCGAACCAAAAGAAAAAACCGCCGAAGAAATCCAAGCCGAACAACACGCACAAAAAGTTTTAAATGACTTTGACAATGCGTTTTCAAAAATAAAAGATGTTTCAAAGACTCTTGATAAAGCACAAGAGGGCATGGCTGATTTATTAAAGGGGGTTGAAAATGAATAAGGAATGCTATTTATCAAGACTCAAACTAAAAAAACAGGCACAAGAAAAGCCGTTACCCCCTCACATTCAACAGGCAATAGACATGGCGAATGAACAAATAAAACTACACCAAGAGCAAATAGAAAACCTTAATATGCTAATTGCAAGGTTGAAAATGGACTCTGACAAATACTAAAAATAAAAAAAGAACTTACTACAAAAATTATAAGGAGCAAAAAATTATGAGATACTTTGTTGAAAATGCAGACTACACAGGTAATGAACCTGTATTGTATGATGAAAACGCATTAACCGAATACGCATTAAAAGTCTATGACGAATGCAAGGAAACAGGCGATTATGAATGCGTAAACGATTATAAAAAATCGGAATTGTATTATTATGAAACGGCTTTAAAATTCTTAAATGACCGATTTTCTAATGACGATACACCGTTCAAAATGGCTGAAACATACGAACACCGAGATTTTGACGAAAATATAAGATGTGATATTGATACACCGTTCGCAAATTGTGTAATAATACATCTTTCAAACGGTTGGCATATCTTGAAATCCTACAATAAAACTATTGCCAAAAAGCATTATGGCAAACAAAAAGTCATTATTGATTTAAGATACTACAATTACTCTGCAAGCACAGGAAAACACCGCAACTATTTTTTAGGTGAAACATTAAAGGACACCGACAAAAAAATAAAAAACGGTGAATATCAAACGGCAGATTTAAACTAAAAGGGGGTAAAAATGACAACTTTACAAGAAAAATTTTATCAAGAAATAAAATCAATAAAAAATCGGATTTTAAACTTTCAAGAAGTATCTATGAGAATGGCAAAAACGGTTGAAATCTTTACAAGAGATATTGACTTTGTGATTATCCCCCACGCAAGAAGTTTTGACATACGGGCTATTGAAAAAGGTACAAATAAAATAATCCATACGGCTGATTTTATGGTATATCGCACAACCGAAGGCATGAAAACAAAATTGCTGAACCGAATAAATAAAATCGTGCATGATTATACCGAGTCGCAAATAAAGGGCAACAAAAAAGAAATAGACCTGCTTTATTCTTTTAGCGAACCAAAAACAAAAGTCTATTTAATGATTAGTCCGAAGAATGAAAGTTTATTTGATTTGTTTGATGAAGAAATAACCGATATAGCGGATTTAGACGGCAGACCATACACAACGGCTTATCTTTCACCCGAAGAAAAAAGCGAATTATACGAGTTAAAAGAACTCATAAAAGAAAAATTAAAAACGGTTGATATAGTGCAAGTAATACCAAGAAATTAAAGGCGGTGAAAAAATGAAAGATAAATTGACGATTATTAGACAATTAGACAAAATTGCAGATTATGTTTATGCCGTACCTTATGATGAATTAACCGACTATTTAAAGGGTATAAGAGATATGATAAACCTTTTAAATGGCGAAGAACAAGGCGAAATACCGCTATGTGATACGGTTTTTACCGCCGTTGATGAAATCTACAACGATTTAGAATTACCATTTTAAAAAAAAGGAGCAAAAAATGAGCAAAAATAATCCTACAATACCAATAAATATTACACCTATCTTTACGGTAAACACTTATAAAGACATGGAATTTGCATACGAAATTGAATACTCAAACACTTTCAAGACCTATAAAACCGCTTTAAAGTTTTTTAATAAAGAGCGAAAAACCGCAAAAGGAAAATATTTTATTGAACTTGTATTTTGTTTAGAGGTTGAATACAAAAAAGAAAATAAAGTATCTTTCACCCGAACCGAAGAAAAAACCTTTGCAGATAATTATTGCGATAGGAAAGAACAAGAGGGGGTTTGATGAAAAAATACTCAAACTATCTCAAAATAGAACTCATAGAAGTAATAAAACAAAAGAATGAAACAATAAATAAACTTAACGGAAAAGTTTATTATTACAAGAAAACTGCTGAATACTACAAGAAAAAATATAAGGAGCAAAAAAATGATATTAGATGTTGAAATGCCAAGTTACAATTTAAGAGTCAATGAACAAATGGATTTGGGCGAGGTTTTTTTAAAGACACAAGCCATAGAAAAAAATCTATCTTTACTCATTGATGAGGACTTAAAGCCAAGCGACATTGAAAGAATTACGCTTGATTTAAACGAACAAATAGACGAATTTGGTTTACTAACCTATGACGGCGATTATGCAAATCAAATTGAAGTCGTAACAAAAGAACAAGCCGAAGAAAACGATTTGGATTTTGTCAACGAAGAAAATGGCTACTCAAAAGATGATATTGACTCATACGAGGTCGGCGGTTGTCTATCCGTTTATAAAAAATTGGGCGAAAGCGATTACTATTACAGGGAATTATAATAGCCCTGCGAGAATGACCAAGAAGGCGGATAAAATAAAAAACCCGATAACTTATATCTAAAAATAAAAAGTCTTCTCTATCGGTTTGCTATCCACTGCAAATTGAATAAAAGGAAAAGGAAAAATGAAAAAAAATACAAATTGGATTAAAAATTTAATAATGGTAATAATTTTTATTAGTGTTATTGCACAGGTAAATATTGCAATAAATGACGGCATAAAATTGGCGGTCGCAAAATATAAAGAAAATAAAATCAACGAAGAAAAAATGTTATGTCCGCCCGATATATGCACGGTTAATAATGAAGAAAAAACAGGCGAGGTGGAATTTGAAATCGTTGAATTACCGCCGTTGCCACCGATAAAATAAAAATTTGCAATAATCAAATTTTGTGATATAGTGTAATAAGAAAAAAGGGCAAAAATCATGGGCAAAAAAATTAGTACAAAAACGGAAAATGAAATACTACAATTACATCAAGAGGGTTTGACTCAAAACAAAATCGCTGAAAAGTGCGGTGTAAGCAGAAGAACCGTTTGTAATGTTTTAAGCCAAAATCGTGTGCCAATGTATTACAAAGAGCAAAAAACAAGCGAAACGGCAAACATAATCAATGTGTTGTCTTTAAGACTTCTCTATTTTTGTAACGATTATGAATTGCTTGTAAAAATGTTTGTGGTCGGTGTTTGCTCAAAAGGTTGTAAAAAAATCACTATACCACGCAAAATGGACTCTATCGTTGAAAGAAAAAAAATAGAGAAAATTGTTAAACTGTCTAATATGGCAGGGTTAGAGTGTGAGTTGCAATTTGCATAGACTTTGTGCAAATGCTATCAAAAATAATGGTATAATAAGAGAATGGCAAGTTTAGAACTTATAGACGAAATAACAGACGAAATATGCAAGGTTAGGGGAATTGACCTACCGAGAGTCTGCATAAAAATAATTGTCCTATCGTATATAATGTATTGCATGAATACTTATGATGTTAAGTATCAAAACGAAATGGGGCAACTAATCAGACTCAATGGCGGTTGTTTAATCCTTTGTCAAAAAGGTAGCGGAAAATCAAGAACTCTAAAATTTTTAAAACAAATTTTTTCTTGCATAAATGATGAACGACAACGCAGATACAAAATGTTTGAAAACACCAGAATTGGCTTGCTTTTAAGAAAATCGCTACCACTTACAAAAGAAGAAATCGCAGAGAGAGAGGACTTTTACCACAAGTTCGGAAGGCAAGCGGTAAACGACTTTGACGACCCGATTACGCAAAAAGCCTTATGCGAAGTTTACGGAATGATGAAAGAATACTCGGTAAATAATATTTTGTTTACCATTGACGAAGTGGGCGACCGTATGATTAAAGAATACTGCGGAAAAAACCCCTCTTTGTCGGCAAAAGATTTTATGCAATCGCTCAACCAATTATTTGACGGTTATTGTGCTATGGGGCAATCAAGCACTTCAAGAAAAGAAGAAATAACAAGCCAATACGGAATAGGAGCGAACTTTATATTTGTATCAACCGCAGAATTTTTAAAAGATTTTAATGTGCAACAAAGATATAAAGAAGTTTTAGAGGCTGGCTTGGGGCGAAGACTATTGTATATTAACTGTCCGCCGATAGACCAAGTAAATGTAAATAGAAAAAGAGTGCCGACCGATTTTAACCGATTTGTCATGCCGATTACTAATATGTTTGACGCTAATTCAAAATGGTATCGTGGTCGGGGAATACCTGCAAGCGAAGAACTTTGGCAGAATGCGTTAGAAAAAAACGGAGCAGGGGCAGATTTGACTATGGGCGAAGAATTTTTATTATTGCTTTTTAGCACCGTACTCGCCGCATGGACTCTTGAAGAACAAATAAAATTATACCATTGGCAATATATGGTTAATGTTTATAAAGAAATGAAAGCATTGGCTATTGATGTTGTGCAAAAAGACACGACAAGTTACGATAAAATTTGCACATTCATTAGAGAACATTTGGCACAAAGGAGCAATAGAAAAAAAGTGCCTATTGCCCTTGTTAAAGATTATTGTGCAAGAACTCATCTTTGCTATGATAATCAATTTAAAAAATGGTTTAACGGACTCTTGGCTGATTTTGCCAATACAAATTTAAGTAAATACATAATTGAGAGAAATCAAACGCATGTTTGGTTATCTGAAAATTATGCTTATGAGGGTTAAAAAATGAGCAAAGCAGATTTTGAGTATATGTTAAATAAAAAAATTGAAAGCGGAACGCTTTATTATAAAACAATGACAGACGGCAGGGCGATTTGTGGTCGTTGCAATTACAGAGGTTGGCGAACAAACACTTGCAGAAAATTTATGAAACAAATAAAAAGAGTGCAACAGGCTAACGGCGGATTTCATCATTTGCCTTGTGCCGAATGTTTAAACTATAAACTTACTGAACAAGACATCAACTACATAAAAAGATGTTACGAATACAAAAGGAGCAAAAAATGAAAACATTACAAGAGTCGGTAAATTTCATTCTCGCAGACGAAAGCATGCGTTATGTAGAACAAGACGGCAGAGTGCGTGAAACAGGCACAAGGCTTTTCTACAAATATTTTGGCGAGCAAAAAGAAAAGTTAAAATCAAAAGACTATCAGATTTTAAAAAAATGGGTTCTTGAAGAAATAAAAACCGTAAATCTTTTCTATGTTCCCGATTTGAAATTGGAAGAAAAAAGCGACAAAAAAATTGCTCCGCCTTTTAAAAATTGTTGGTTTGAATTAAATCCAGCGATTGACATTATCTTGCCCGAAGAACATGACAAGGTTACAAATTATTTTGAAAAACCTCTTGGAATGAAATTATCGGGAAAACATTTTTTAAATGGTTTTGGACTTCTTGAAGTTCAACCGAACCGATACATATTGATTTTCAATACTACAATGTTTGAAAAAGATGTAGAAAAAAATATTGAATTAGGCGGTGTTCAAAGCGTTGAAATGCAACCTTTTGACATAGAAAATCCATATTGTAGGCATGGTCAAGAAAACCTAATAAAAGCCGTATTTTCTGTTTTAAATCGTTTTGAAAAAACAAAAATTACTTATTTGTCAAATACAGAGGGTTTTCAAGAGCGTGGCAGAGTCAACGGCGAATTTACGAAAATAAAATATAAACCGTCTGATGTGATTTATTTAAGCGGTATTAGGGAATTAAAAAAGAGAAATCCCGAACTCTCGCATAGAATAATCTCAAAACCTGCCTATGCTTATGAAGTCATGGGGCATTGGCGAAAAGTTGATAACCAAACTATCGGAAAAGACCGAGAAGGCAAAAGAGAAGTGCATGGCTACACTTGGGTTGTGCCACACACAAGGGGTGAAGGCGAATTGTTTAAGAAAACAAGAATACTGAAAGCAGGTGTAGAATGTTGTGTGTAACGCAAAAAGACCTTACTAATCGTGAAAAACTTGATTTTGCACAATTAGATATGAAAAGAATAATCCGTAATATGAAAAAATTTGATAACGAATGCAGAAGGCTTAAAACAGACTTGTTAGACATCAAAAGGCAATTTGCATTGTTAGGCTATGATTTAGACTTTACAATAAAAAGGAGCGAAACATGACTATTAACTTACCAAAGTATTTTGAAAATTTGCACATAGCAATATCAAGTATCACAGGCGAGCCAAGAATAATCTCGGACTCTAACGCAAAAACTAACTTTTGCGAAAAATATAAAAATATTGATGAAAATGAGTGGGTATCTGCCCTGTTGAATTGGTTTGATATGAAAAGTCCAAAAGGAAAGACACAACCGACTCTAAAAGCGTCAATCACAAATGTAGAAAAGGGCGAAGGCACTTTTGTTTATGGCGGACACTTTGACTCTTGGGAAGGTTTGGAATTACAAGCAAAACTCTTATACTCACAGGCTCAATGGTACAAAAAGAACCGCAAAAAATTAGTAAAGGAAAGTAAAAAATGATGATGATAGATTGGCAAAGATACTATGAGTTGGAAAAGAGAGATTATAATACTCTTACGGAAGAAGAAAAAGAATTTGTCAAATACATGTATCATGTTGAGGAATTTCAAGCAGGGCTTGACGGCGACCGCCCGAACGAACCCGAAGACGATTACGAGAGCGAGGACAATGATTATGACGATTAAAAAAGAATTAGAAATGGCAAGACTATCGGAAGACATCTGTAAAATCTGCAATATTGATTTTAAAAGAAAACATTTTTATTCTGACAAAGAATACGAAAATCAAGAATGCTGGACTTATGAATATTTAAACTTTTACGAACCGCATAACTTTGTAACGCTGATAGAGTTACACATTGACGGTTGCATACCGCTTGGCTACTTTATTTCACGCTCTTGTCGTGAAAACTCTATTGAGCGATTGCACTCTTTATTAACTCGCTCGCATTGTGAAGACACTCAAAATAGCATAAAAGCGGCGATTTGGGGTTGCAAAGAATGGAAGTATCAAACAGGCGTAGGGGAATTGGATAATGACAGTAAAAAAGATTAGCGATATGAAAGAAGACGAGTCGCAACAATACATAGTGTCTTGGTGTTTGCAACATAGCCTTATTGCCGTTGCCGTACCAAACGGTATGAATTTAAGTAGTGCGGTCGGAATAATGCGTAAATATGGTGTAGGTACAAACGAGTTGAAGGCTCAAAATGCAAAACAAATCGCCCTACTTAAAAAAGAAGGGTTGCATGTCGGATTTCCCGATTTGATGATTTTCGGCGAAAAAAAAGGAAAAGGAACGATTTTGTTTATGGAAAATAAGGTCAAGGGGAATAAGACATCACCTTACCAAAATGCTTGTGGCGATTGGTTAAGAAGTCTTGGTTTTGAAGTCATGACCAGCACTTCAAGTACGAATGCAATCTGGCAAATCGCAGAATTTTTTAACCACGAAGACCAATCCGAAAACGAAAAATATCTTAAAGAGCGTCAAAAGGTTTCCAAACAGTTAAAGGAAAAGAAGAAATGCGTAGCGAATTAGAAGTTTTACAAAAAATATGTTGCATAGAAAATCAAATCAACATGTATTTAAGGCATTATGAAAAGTACAAAAAATTAGAACAAAAGGCTAATCGTGTTTGGTCTGATGTATTTACGGACAGAGCGTTTAAATACAAGCAAAAAAGAAAAAGGATTGAGCAATATTTATCAATGCTTTTAGGCATGAAAAATGAATTATTATGGGTTTTTTCAAGATGTTAAATTTGTGCAAACCTATCGCAAAAATATGATATAATAAAAGAATACAGTAGAAGACACAATGTTACCAAAAACAAAGGAGCAAAATTATGGCAGACATTAAAAAATGGTTTCAACCAGAAATCACAAAAAAAGAAATTTACGAAGGTATTTACCCTGTTGTAATTACCGCCGCAAAAGCCTTTACAAAAGAGGCTAAAAGGGAAGACGACTCTACATTCCAAAGAGAAGTAATCGCATTGACATTCAAAACTCTTTCAGATGTGCCGTTTCCCGACAAAACCACAGGCAGAATTGTCGTAGAACAAAATTATTATTTTGATGTTCAAATGCACCAAAACGCACTAAACGGAACGGCGAGAGCGTTTGGGGTTGACAATTTATGCGACACAGACCAACTTGAAGGCAAGACAGGTCTTATTGGCATAATCAATAGAGAGTATCAAAACAATGAAGGCGAAACAAAAACAATCGCACAATGCGGTTTTGGCTTATTCTCTTATGCCCCTATGTGTGAAAATGCACAAGTGGAATATATCGCCAATGAAATTGACCATAAGCCTTCTGATGAAGAATATAAAGAATGGTTTAAAAAACATTTAGCAAGTTATAAAGCCCCCAAGTAGTAAACAATTAAATTTGAGGTGAGATAAAATGTGCAAAGAACTTGAAGAACGATTGAGTGAAAAAAATATTGATTTAGGATTTAAAAACTTTTGCGAAAGAACCGCAAATGCTAATCAAGTACGGTTTTTCAAGTTAGGCTATATCTCACTTCAATTTAATTATTTTCTCTTAACAAGAAATTTTTTGCCCGACTCGGTGGCAAACGAAGTTGTGGCAGGTTGTTTTAAGTTCAAAAAACAAGAACATTTAATGGATTTGTTGAATAGGACAGACGACTTTGTGTTTAAAGATTAAGGCGGTTGGTACGGTTTGTTTGCCCATGAACCGTACCGTCAAACCCGCTGGAAAAGGTGAAAATGAAAAATGATTAAGGTATCTGATTTAAGACGAATAAAGAAATTATGTTTTGACAAAATCGCACAGGCAAGTTCGGCACGAAAAGACCTCTCTGTAAGGTTTTCGCCAATAGGAGCGGAAATGTATGAGTGTGTGATGTGTAACGGCGAGGATTTTGCGAGAATAGTCGCAGACACAACGACTTTGACGGCTTTACCCGAAATTCAAATAAGTTGGCATGATTTTCAAAGAGTCTGCGATTTGTTTTCCGATATAGTTGATTTAACCGTTAAGGATAGCACAATTCTTTTTAAAGAGGGCAAGACCAAGTTTAAGTGTGCAACTTTCCGCTCGGATATAAACAAAATGGTAAATTTTAAATTTGATTTTGATAACGCAATTAAAATCAATATGAGGGATAATTTGGTTATCCTGTCTGATTTGGGGAATTTTAATAAGTTCTGTTTGAGCGGTCAATACTTAATGTCAAGCGACTCAAATATAGCAATAATCAATATTTTAAATGAAAGTTTGGGCAACGAGGATTATGTTTTTACAAATGTATTTCCGCAAGGGGCTTGGTATTTCAACCCGAATTATCGTATTATTGTAAGCGAGGATAAGCGATTGGCGACAACCATAAAAAGAGCGGTAAGCGGTTATCCGACACAAGCCTTATTAAACTTGTCAAAACAGGCACTTTCAAATTGGTTTGAAGTTGATGTGAAAGAGTTTTTACAATGCCTTGAAAAATGTGCGAAAATTGACGACAAAGTTATTTTACGATTTGAGCCAAAAGGTTATTTGACAATTAAGGCAGAAAATAAGGAATTTGCAGATTTTGCAACTTGCATTGAGTGTGAGGTTGACCATGACTCACACAAACAGGAAATAAGATTTATGCAACGATACATCACAGAATTTTGTCGTTGTGAGCATAACGGCAGAGTCCGAATTTTATTTGATGACGACCCTGCTGAATACAAATTAAGGGCAGAAAAGGACAATCTGATAATCTATGCTATGGGTTTAAGATTGCCAAGTGAAATGAGATAGGAGCGTAAAAATGATTAAAACGACCGAAGACATTATTGATGATTTAAAAGACAAGGCAAAAGAGGCGATTGATACGCTTAATCAAGTCTTGGCAGACCTTACAATAATTGAGGATAATTACAAAGAACTTGAAAGCGAAAAGAACGACCTTGACTCTGATAACGACCAATTAGAAGACGAAAAGCGTGAGTTAGAAGACGAATTAGACGCTTTAAAAGAGAGTGCAGGTAATCCATTTGACACTTTAAGAGAAATTATAGACAAAGCGGAAGGCTGGGATTACGGACTTAAAGGCTGGCGAACTCTTGAAACAAAACAGGATTTAATAGACGCTATCAAAAAAGAGGTATTATAATGAACCAAACTATAATAAACGGCGATTGTCTGACGGTTTTAAAAGAAATGCCAGACGAGATTTTTGACTTGGTTATAAGCGACCCACCATACAAAACAAGGTGTAGCAAAGCCAAACTAACGGAGCGTGGCACTTCTACCGACCGTTTGAGAAATCGTTGGGTAAAGAAAAACATTGACGAGGATAATAGAGTCCTTGCGGAAACAGGGCAATTTATCGGTCAAATACCACCATTTGAGGCTTGGTTGCCCGAAGTTTATAGAGTTCTCAAAAAGAATAGTCATGCTTATTTTATGTTAAAAGCATGCCACCTCAAAGAGTTTCAAACAAAGGCAGAGGCGGTTGGTTTTAAGTTTCAAAACCTTTTGGTTTGGGCGAAACAAAACGCAACCCCGAACAAATTTTATATGCAAAAGGGCGAATTTATTTTGATGTTAAGAAAAGGCAAGGAGCGTTATATTAACGATATGGGCATGGAAAACATCTTTTTTGTGAGAAATCCTGTCGGTAAAAAGTTTCACCCAACCGAAAAGCCTGTTGAACTTATGCGTAAGATGATAGAACAAAGTACAATCGCTTACAATAAAGTATTAGACCCTTTTCTTGGGGCTGGGGCGGCTTTAATCGCTTGTGAAGAATGTCATAGAATAGGTGTTGGTATTGAAATTGTTAAACGATTTTGTGATGTTGCACACACTCGTTTAGAAAAGACGACACCCGATTATATTCAAGGGGGATTATTAGAATGAACAGACAAATAGTAAAACGAAGTGAATTACCACAGGATTTTGATATATATTGCCTTTGCACAAAATGTTTTGAGTGCATAAAATGTAAGGGCAATAATTGGGGTGAAAAATGCCCGAAGTTTGCGGCAAAAGGTCGCTATATGCGTGAATACAATATTGAAATGACCACAAACCACCGCATTTTGATTTATAGGAATGAAAAGTAATGATTAAGACAAAATGTGCTTATTGCGGCAAAGAAATAGAGCGTTGCAGACGAGATTACGAAAGAGCAAAGCAACATTTTTGTTGCATTGAACATAAAGCATTATTTCAACACAAACTTAATGAAATAATCGTGGACTCTAAAAATCCTAAAATTGCAATTTTAAAAATCAAACAATTTGAGTTTATTATAGACTCGGAAGACATTGACAAGATAAACGGTTACAAATGGGTTTTAAAATACGACAAAACGCTTGACAGTTATTACGCAACCGCTTGGGAAAGAGGCAACTATAAAGACCGTAAAAGGGTTCTTTTACACAGGTTAATAATGGATTGCCCCGAAAATAAAGAAGTTGACCATATAAACAAATATACTCTTGATAACCGCAAGGAAAATTTAAGATGTGTTGACCAAATAATTAACGCACAAAATAAAGGTTTTTATTCAAATAACAAAAGCGGATATAAATACATTTATTGGAGCAAAACACACCAGACCTATGTTTGCGAGATTAAACGACTTAAAAAGGTTGTTTTTAGAGCAACAAGCAAAGATTTAACAGTTTTAGTAACAAAGAGAGATAATTTTATAAAGGAATACAATAAAGACAATGGCAATACAACTACGAGATTATCAGATAAATGCGAATAAGCAATTAACCAATTCAATAATAAGCGGAAATAAGAAAATTTTATTATGTTCGCCTGTTGGAAGTGGCAAGACGGTAATGTTTACAGATTTTGCAAAAAGAACGGCAGAGAGAGGTTACAAAACGCTTATTATTGTTGATGGAATAGAACTGTTAAAGCAAACCACAAAACATGGTACAAATGAAATTCCTTTTGGCTATTTAATCGCAGACGGTTTTAGACCACAGAATATAACGGTCGCTATGTTGCAGACATTGGGTTCAAGACTTAAAAAGGAATTTTATCAAGAGTGGTTATCGGAATTTGATTTTATATTTTTTGATGAAATCCACCAATATTATAACGGTACAACTTTCGCTACAATATGCGATTTTGCAGGGGAAGACGCAACTATAATCGGCATAACGGCAACCCCGTGGGATAATAAAGGGTATTTATTAGAAGGTTTTAACGATTTTGTGAAAGTATGCGAAATATCAGAACTAATTGAAAAGGGTTATCTCGTTAAACCCGAACATTATACCGTTGAACTGTTTGATTTTAGCAAGGTTAAAGTTACAAGTACAGGCGATTATGACACAGGGGCGATTGACGATATTGTCATAGATACAGACAAAATTGATAAAGTATTAGACGGTTGGTTGCAATACGCAAAAGGCAAAAAGACGATTGTATTTTGCTCAACCGTTGAGTCTGCAAAGAGATACGCTGATTTTTTCCGTCTTAACGGTGTTAAGGCTATGGCAGTTTCGGCACAAAACACCGACCAAGAACGAGCAAACATTCTTGGCAGATTTAAAACAGGCGATATTGAGTGCCTTTTTAATGTCGGTCTTTTGGTTGCAGGGTTTGATGAACCAAGTATTGAATGCGTTGTCTTTTTAAATCCGACAAAGATTTTACGCAGATACATTCAATGTGCTGGTCGTGGCTTACGCTTATGCCCCGAAATCAACAAGGAAAAGTGCATTTTTCTGGATTTTGTTGGTAATTCTTTTAGACACTTGGAAGTTGACGCAATAAGGTCTTATTTACCAAAACCGCCAAAATCAAATGACAATGACGATTATGACGAAATTGAATGTCCTGTTTGCGGATTTGTTTTTCCTATCACCGAAAAGGAATGCCCTCAATGCGGCTTTATGCTTGACTTTGACGAAGACTTGGAAGGCGGCGGTGGAAAGCCAAAGAAGAAAAAGGATTTTGACCGCTTAATTAAATTAAAATCCTTACAAAAGGAATTGCATGACACCATATATGAATTTGCAGGTATGCCATGCCTTGTTAAGTTAGAGAAGACAGGCAAGACCCTTAAAGACGGAAGTGATGAACGCAAATGGTGTTATGGCTACCGCCCAGACGGTACACCTATTTTCAAGAATAGCACGGATTATAAACAAGAATTATATCCGTATCCTGTAATCACTTATGCCAAGAAATCTAATTGCTGGTACACTTTCAAAACTATTTGCACAAACTTTGACCCAAAAATGGGGGCATTACGATATTACGGAAAGAAATTGCGTAAGGCAAAAAGATTTCTTGAACAAATCAAGAGTCCGAGTAATAGGGCTTTTGTTAATCTTTACAAGTTATTGGATAATTAACTCTCTTTTAGTGATACGGCGACCATGAAGGATAACATTAAAATACTACCAAAACTTAATCCATTATTATTTCAAAATCTGCGTGAGAAGGGTTGCCCTCACGCAGTAAGAGGGTTTTTGTAAAATTGTGCAAACCTATCAAGAATTTATGATATAATGTAATTATAGACAAGAGCAAAGGAAACAAAATTATGGCAGACAAAGAACAACAAACAGAAAAACTTTTACCACAAATACCTGTTTTGACAGAGTATTTACAAGTTAAACAAGAACTTACTACACGCATTGAAAAATTAAATGCAATCAAAGAATTGACCGAAGAAAATAAAAAAGAAGTCAAAAACGGAATTGCAGAAATCAACAAAGTAAAAGACCGTATTTCAAGATTTAGAATTGATAACCAAAACGCATTCTTGAAATACATTGAACCTTATATCAACCAATGTAAAGAACTTGAAGACATGTGTAGCAAAGGTTTGAGCGAAATTAAAGCCAAAGTGAAAGAATTGGAAGAAAAGGAAAAGTCTGACAAAAAGGCTACAATTAAGCAACTTTGGGAATTGAAAATTGAGGCAACTCAAAATCGCACTTACTTAAAGTTTGATATGTTTTTCCAAGAGAACATGGCTAATAAAACTACAAGTATGAATATCATTGAAAAACAAATGACTGAATTTATTGAGTCCAAAGACAATGATATAAACTTCATCAAAACGAACACAGACGACCCAGAGGCTATTTTACTGATTTACCTTGAAAACGGTTTAAATCTTACACAGGCAATTAAAACCTATCAAGACAGATTTAAGAGTGAGGCTGAAATTAGTGCTATGATAGCCGCAGAGTCCAGCCAAGAACAATCAACATCTTTTGAAAAGAAGTTGGATATTTGCATTAAAATCAAGCAATTACCGAAATCAAAAGTTAAGGCTTTGCAAGGATTTTTAGACGGTCTTGGTGTTGAATTTGATGTTGAAGTAATGGAGTAGAAATATGAAGAAAAGCGATATTGAAAGACTTTATGAATGCCAAACAGGTCAAACTTATAAGCATGAGCCTCTTTATGTTGGTGATGTTTATAAAAACAATTTCGGCACAATGGGTATTGTTTTAGCAAGAGAAATTGATGAGGGCAAAATACAATATTATTACAAGAAAACCAATATGTGTGAGCATATTTTACCTGCGGATAAGGCAGGTATGGCTAATAGTGAATTTGTTGCAAATGTTATTCAAGACGACTCTTTAATGCAACTGTTCATAGAAAATGGCATTATTATTGATGATACAAAAGAAGAAAAGGAAACAAAACCTATGGCAAAAGACGAAAAGAAAACGGTTGCACCGCCACCTGTTGTGAAAGCGGAAGAACCGAAAAACGAACCAAAACAAGAGGCAGAGCCTCAAAAGCCAATTAAAACGGCGAAGAAAAAGGCAGAACCTAAAAAGGTTGAAGAACCGAAAGAAGACGAAAAGCCTATTGACACAAAGCAAATGAACATTTATGAGAAGATTAACGCAATCCGTGTTGCTTGGTCTAAAACAGATGTGGAAAAGGCTGGAAAAGGTCGTGCTGGCGGTGGGGCAAAATATGATTACTACAAACCGCAACAAATTATAGATTTCTGCTTGGCACAAGAAGTTAAGCATAGACTCTATTCAAAGTTTAGTGTCGTTGAAGACAGATGTTATTATGAATTAACCGACCTTGATAACCTTGAAATGACCGAAGTTGTATCTTGTCCGTTTGATATACCACGCAAAATGGCGGCAAGTGAGGCACAACAAGTCGGGGCGGCTATGACATATCATAACAGACGCTTGGCTATGATGATGTATAAAATTGAGGATAACTCAAAAGAGAGCGTTGATGTTCTTGAAAACGCTGATTATACAGAACCTTTACACATACCAACACCGCCTGTTGTGCCACCAGCACCAATTATGACACCGCCACCTGCTCAAACGGTTGTGCCACCTGCCCCTGCAACAAACATTCAACCAGAGGCGGTTAGCAAGCCCATAGACGAGAGTAAACCTGCTGACGATAAAAAGGTTGACCTGCCGTGGCAAGATAGCAAGAACGACAATGTGGCTGGGGAAACAAAGCAAAATGATGAAGTTACGGAAGAAATGAAACAAGAACCTGTAAAAGAAGAACCGAAAAAAGTTGAACCGCCTAAAAATGTTTTCGGAAAAGAAATACCTGCGGAGCAACCTAAAACCGTAACACCGCCCCCTGCAACGGTAGCACCGCCAAAAACGGCTGGTAGCGTACCGCCACCGCCACCTGCGGCAAGTGTGCCACCTGCTGAAACAAAAACGGAAACACCTAAAAAGAAAAGCATAGAAAGTTTATACTAATGATTAAAGTTGAATTTAATACAAAAGATGAATGGTTAGAGGCAAGAAAAGCATGCCTCACAGGTACGACAGTAAGGGAATATATAGGGGTTCAAAGCCCCTTTCCCCAAAAGTCGCCCGAAGAAATGGCGAAAAGCCCTGCGGTTCAATTTGGGGTAAATTGCGAAACATCAATTTTAACAATTTTCAAGAACTTACCCGAAATTGCAAAACAAACTTTGGTCGTACCAACGGTCTTGCATACGCTTTGGTATTCTGACGAAGACCCCAGAATTGCAGGTAGTTTTGACGCTCTTGCTTGGGAAAACGGAATGGCTGGGTTCTGCGAGTGCAAATCCACAGGGGCAGGGCTTTACGATTTAAGACGAAAGATTATACCAGATACTACTTGGTTGCAAATAATTCACTATTTCTGCGTTGATGATAGCCTACAATTCTGTTATTTAGTTGTTTGTAGTTATCCTCAATGGGGCAACAGTTCAACCAAAATAGATTGGTTAAGGATTTCAAGACAAGAGGTTGCCGACCGTATTGCAAATCTCAAAGGTTGGCACAAATATTTATTAGCGAGAGGGGTTAAATAATGAGTACGGATAAAGGTGTAAAATTAGATAACGGCAAAATTAGACTTGGGTTGGTTTTGGGCGGATTTGCAAAAGCACTCTGGGAAGTTGGTTGCATAGGCACTTTCGGGGCTAACAAGTATTGCGATAACGGTTGGCAATCCGTTGAAAATGGTGTCGGCAGATACACAGACGCTTTGTTAAGACATTTATTTGCACATCTTGAAGGGGAAGAAATTGACCCCGAAAGCGGATATAGACATCTGGCACATGTGGCTTGGAATGTACTCGCTATTTTAAGTTTGACACATAAAAAATTATTTTTGAAACGGCAAACTGCTTTACCAATGCCGCAATTTGCCGCAAAGGAAGAAACCAATGGGAATAATTTATAAGGCTGAAAATCTGGTCACAGGGGAAGTTTATATCGGACAAAGTAAAAAGCCTCTCTGCGAAAAAAAGCGTGACCATGTTTACGAGGCTTTTAAACGATACGCAACAAATAAATTTCACAAAGCATTGAGAGAGTTTGGTTTAAAGAATTTTCTTTGGTCGGTGGTTGATGAATGTGATGACTATGCCCGACTCTCAAAAATGGAAAAGAAATACATCAAGAAATACGATAGCATTAAAAACGGCTACAATACGCAAATCCGTTATGACGCTAATGCTATCAACAGAATAAACAAAGATAACTATGTGAACAATTTTAAGAAGGAAGGTAAAAATGAAAATTAAATTATTCAAAAAACAGGAAAAGACAAAATGGGTGGGCATACATACATATAATTGGGGTACGACCGATTATATGGTGTTTGCAAGATTAAACAAAACAACAGGATTATTGGATTTTAAAACAAAAGTAATGGCAAACGGTGTTTATGGAAGACTCGCCAAAGATATACCTTTGAATGCTGGAATGCAACTATCTAAACTATTTCAATAAGGTTGTGCAAACCTATCGTAAAATTATGATATAATGGAATTATAGAAAAGGAAAGACAAAATGGCAAAACGAGATAATCCGAGCATACGATACACCTTTTTATCTTTTAAAGATTTAAAAGAGATAGACAGAGGCAAATATATAGAACCGTCTTGGACTTGCACAAAAGATATGATTTTGCATTCAATATCGGTCGGGGCTATAAACGACATCTACAAGTTTAAACACCCTAATAAGAAAATCGGTTATTGCTTTTGTATCGGCGGATATAATACACAAACTAAAACTTGGCATTCTTTCGTTGTTTACGACACAAAAGGTTGCATTAAAAAGGGAAATCTTTATACGATTATGGATTTCTTTGAACTTGACTCTACCGACAATTATTATGATGTTTCAAATATAGACGGAAAGCCAGAGTTGTTTTTAAAGATTTACAAGGCAAATGTTTTGGTTAATACAAAGCAATTTACAAAGGGTTTAACAACACAAGAACTTGCAAATTATACTCTTGATGAGGCACTTAATGGCTCTGAATGGGCTAAAAATGTTCTTAAAAAGCCCGACAACCCTATCAAAATAGTTTGCAAAAGAGAAGGTATTACAAGACCGCAACTTGCAAGGAAAATCGGGGTTAAACTTACTTTATTAGAAAACTATGTAAGCAGAGGCACTTGCTCGGCTTGGCTGGTTGCGACTCTGCGAGAATACTACAATTATATTTAAGGGTAAAATTATGATAGACATTGATTTTGAAACAGACCCGATAACAGAGGAAGAAGTTATCTCAATTCTTGGCACAAACTATAAAAGACAAGGCAGAGAATTGGTGTGGCGGTGTCCTGCGTGTCCGAACGGCGACAAAACAGGTGATAATCTGAAATTTAATCTTGATAAACACATTCTCAAATGCTTTGCGTGTGATTTCGGGCAAGAGGTAACGGCTATTATTGCTCGCAGACGATTTGAAAAGGCACAAGGGAATGAAGACGACACCCCAAAATCTTACGAGTTTGAGCGTAAAGCCCCGACTGTATCAGATGTGCCAGAACCGCCAAAGGTTAAAGAAATACCGCAAAATGAGTTGTCGGTTTATTATTGGTCTTGTCATGTGGCTCTTATGCAACGCAGAGATATTTTGAAAAAGATGTGGGAAAAACACACAATATTACCAAGAACTGCAACCGAGTGTATGATAGGCTATGACCCGAAAAAGGATATGCTCGTATTTCCGTCAACGGCTATCGGGGCAGACCCGACACAAGCAAGAATGATTGAATGCGAGGATAACGGAGCGGAATATCGTGAGTATGAGGGCGAAAAGAAGGTTAGACGCATAAGCGGTTATGAACCGAGAATTTGCAGGGTTTGGAATGACTTTGGCGGATTTACAATGTGCGGCATTCTTTGTGAGGGTTATAAAGACGCTTACAATCTTTATCAATTACTCAAAATGATTGACCCCGAAAGATTATCATATACGGCTATTTTCACGGTTCAAAACGGCACAAATAGCATAAATACAAACGGTTGTTTGCAAAAGGTTAATTGGAAACGCTTTGACGAAATGGGTATTTTAATGGATAACGACACGGCTGGCGACCACGCAACCGAAGTAGCCCAAGACCTATTTCCGAAATTTGTTGATTTAAGACCAAAATATTTAAACGGTCTTAATGATGTTCAAAAGGTCTTCAAGGAAAATTACGCAGACCAAGTTGACATAGACAGGGCGATAAATGCAGAATGGATTAAAGATTACGATAAGGAAGAAATACTATGGAAATTTTAACTAAAAAAGATAACAAAGAAATCATTAAAGCCCCTGTTTGCCCTCATTGTGGCGAACCTATGCTATGGTCATTTTGCTTGCCATATTGTGAGTATGTTTGCGTACCTTGCGGTGACGGTGTAGGAATGATGAATGCTGGCGAAAAGAGAGAATACCCAGCAGAAGAAATCAAGGCTTTGCGTGAAAAGTATGCGGCAGATTTGCATAAAAGGTCATACGAAACGGCAAAGGCTGGTGGCGGCAAATGTAGCATTTGCGGAACTAATTTTAATTGTGAAAAATGCAGAGAGGCAGAGAGTCATGAATATCAGTATTGGGGCAAGGGTAAGCAGACCCGATAAACCAAGTTGTTTTTGCCCTGCTTGCACGGTTACAGAATGCAGAATGAAAAAGGAAGGGAAAAGAAAAATGGAAAAATTTAAAGAAGGTTTAATGTATGCGGCTTGTATAATTTTACCACCTGTTATGTTGGTATTATTCATTTTGGGCATGGCGGCTATTATAAGTTGGGGATTTCATAATATCGGAACAAAAGAAGACCAAGCCCAAGTAAAACAGGATATACAGACGGTTCAAAAGGCTGGCAAAAAGGTTTGGTCAAAATTTGAAAGTTGGACTAATGAAGAATAAAAAGTATAGTTATAAGCCGAAAGAATTTTGGGAAACGAGAGCGAGGGATTTGCCTCTGACTCTTGAATATCTTAAAACGAGAGTAAGCAAAGAGTTTGGAAAGCAAAAATGGATTGCTTTTTGTGAAACATTGATTGGTGAGGGCTTTTCACTCTCTTTGTATGAGGCAAAGAAAACTTACAGTAAATACATCACGGTTCGTGATAATATGCAACCGTTAAAGCCTTTTAGGGTAAGATTTAGCAACCATAAACCTGCTTTTAAAAAGGAAAATCAAAAGGACTGCGACTTTTATGTCGGGGTCGGCAACAATGGCACATATACAACGGAAGACGCACTCAAAGCGGTTAGAAAATTCTTTGAGTTCAAAGGGGGTAAAATTGAGTATGTTAATAGAAATGTTTAATAATTTTATAGCCTTCATTTTTGTTGTGGCTCAATCGTTGGCAATTACTTTTGGCATATTGGTCGTGGTCGGTTGTTTTCTAAACAGATATAGGGCTAATCGGATTGTACTTGTTGATTTTGACTCTCTGGTTGATATTGAACCAATCAAACAACGAGAGAAAATATGGTACGATAATCGCCCAGAAGACCGTAAGGACTGCCTTAAATATATGGTTGCTCATGTATCAGAGCAAACGGTTATAGCAAGTCAAATCTTAAAATGCCGACTCTGGCAAGGTATGGGTTATAAAATGATTTATGTAAGCAATAGAAATGAAAGATTACGCATACCAACCGCAAGAATTTTGAATGAATGGGATTTAAAAGGCGAACTCTATTGCTCTGGTACGGAATATTACAAAGAATGCGATATGAAAGATTTGTCTAAAAAATACAAAATTGCTGGTGTAATTACAACAGAAGACGAAGACGGTCGCAAATTTGCAGAAGTTATGTTGGGAAGTAAGAGGTTGTAATATGGACTTCATGGTTCTTAAAATGCGTCAAGGTATGACCTTAAAAGATAAAATAAGATTTTCCGAAAAGAGAATACACCAATGGGTTGACCATTTCGGCGAAGATAAATGCTACATATCCTTTTCGGGCGGTAAGGATAGCACGGTTCTTTTACACCTTGTACGCAATCTATACCCTAATATTGAGGCGGTATTTTGTGACACAGGGTTAGAATACCCCGAAGTGCGTAAATTTGTGAAGAAATTTGATAATGTTACAATAATTAGACCAAAAATGAGATTTGATGAGGTTATTAAGAAATACGGCTTTCCTGTCATTTCAAAAGAAGTTAGCGAGGCGGTTTTTAATGCTCGTATTCATATTGAAGACGGTAAGAAATACAAGGCTCATTATGATAAACTTATGGGTAAATTGTTGACGAAAGACGGCAAGCCGAGTCCTTACAATCTTAAACAATGGGCTTTTTTATTGAATGCACCTTTTAAAATCGGTAATCGTTGTTGTTCTGTTATGAAAAAGACACCTGTTCACTTATACCACAGACAGACAGGTAAAGTGCCTTTTTCTGGGGTTATGGCAGAAGAAAGCCGATTGCGAACCCAACAATATTTAAAACAAGGGTGTAATGGCTTTGAAAACAAAATACCAACTTCAATGCCTTTGGCATTCTGGCGAGAGCAAGATGTCTTACAATATTTGTACGAAAACAAATTAGACATAGCCGAAGTGTACGGCACAATTCAACATGACAAAGACGGATATTTTACAACAAAATGCAATCGCACAGGTTGTATGTTTTGCGGTTTTGGTTGTCATCTTGAAGACCACCCTAACCGTTTTGAAATGCTTGCAATTACGCACCCCAAACAGTATGATTATATCATCAACACACTCGGTATGGGTGAAGTTCTTGATTGGCTGGGGGTAGCGTACTAATGAAAGAAATCCAAAATATTTATGAGTGTCAATGTTACACTAAAAACGAAAACTTAAACAAGACTTGCGAGGGCAAGACCAGATGTGTAATTTATTATGATGAATATTGTTATAAATTTAAACAACGCACACAAATCCTAAAACCATGACCATATCACAAATCATTTAAAATCCCAAGCGAAATTGACCGCTATGGGATTTTTCTTGTGGGTTAGGTATAATTTATCCTAAAAATATAAAACCCCTCTTAAATGACCTGCAAATAACCTCTCGTTAAATAAAAGAAAAATGCACCAGAGCAATAGTGCATTTAATAACTTACTACAATTTTTAAGCGTAAAAATGAAAAATGATTTCTTTTCACTCTCTTTAATACTATATCACACTTTCAACCCGATTGCAATAAAAAAGGTTGCTTTTTGTAACAACCTTTAAATCCCGAAATTAAGAATAAATAGGTGAATAGCAGGTTAGGTTATTAAGATTTCTTGAAATATATCGTCTATCGCTGGCATTTGTCTTACTTTTCGCAAAGCCCAGCCAGCGTTTAAATATACCGCACCGCCCATAATATTTGCTTTTGCGGCTGGCACACCTGTTTTGATTAGCATTTCTTTAAAGAGTCGGTTATTTTCCGAAAACGATACATCAATCGTTGACAAATATTCTTTCGGAATATCCTCGCAAACCATAACCAGAACCTCTGTATCGCCGTCATATTTGCCAGCGTCTTTGAGAGCCTTTAAAAATTTACGCTCTCTTTCGGTAGCCTTCTCGTTTAAATGTAGCAAGCCTCTTTCAAGCAAATCGTCTTCATCAAGATTTGAGATAATCAATTTGTGATATGCACAACCAATGTCGTGAATGTGGCTTGCCCTAATATCAACGAAAGTATTGTTTATGAAAGTTATATTGTCTGTAAACAGGTAACGAGGGGCTATAACCGTGCCGTTAGCCGTTGCAAATACTTCATTGTCTATGAGGCAAAACTTATTGGTATCGCCTATTTGTTGAATACGACTCTTATAAGTCAATGGTTTGTAAATCGTTAAACACATCTTGTAAATTCCAATGCAAAATATCCCTTACTATTTTTACCCCAAACTCTATCAGCCGTTGTCTTGATAGCCCAGACTGTCAATATCTCGCCTTTGTGAGCCTGTCCGACAACGCTACCGCCGACACTTGGGTTTTCCCTTATATTCAAAGTATCACACAAAACAACCACATCATACGGCAATTTGTCTTGTTCTGGCACTTCAAAAGTCAAAGGTTTAAAGATTTGCGGCACAATCTTGGCTGGGTTTGACACATAAAGTGGTCGCCAATCGTCACGGATAAAATCAGAGCATAAATGCCCTTGACCGTCTGCAATTTCTATATGTCCGTAAGGGTGAGCGGTTTGCCTATCCCAAACAACCAAAGAACCAGCAGGCAGGTTATGAGTATTATTACTCACACCTGCAAATTCCCAATATTTTTTAGTTGCACACTTCAACGGCACAAGCCAATGGTAAGCATGTCCCCTATATTTTGACGCAACCGCCTCACCTAAAACCGCCGAGAGTGCGTCACCAACGGCTAATGCACATTTGCCTGTGGATTTTTTATTCCCCATTTTTTGAGCGATTTTGTAAGCGGTTTGTCCTAATGCCTCACCAAATAACATTATTTACCCCCTATATTATCATCAAATCTTTTCTTATGTTTTGTAAAATCCTTTTTGTCGTCTTTGCTCATAGAGTCAACATATTTTGCGGCTATATCAAGTGCTTTATTTGCCTCTTGAATAGCCTTTGTTGTACGCTTAACGGCTTTATTCACCGTACTTTCCGACTGTTTTTCAATAGCCGTATTTTTTGTTTTTGCAACTTGCTCAAACATATTGCAAAATGCTTGTAATGCCGCACTAATCGTCATTTTCAACCTCGTCTTCGGTTTCTTCCTCATAGTCTTCGTGATGATACTCACCGTCAAAAGTTTGGTTCAAAAACTTTTCAACTTGCCCCAAAAACCATTCTGCAAGCAAATCAAACAAGCGTGAGCCGAGATAGCCAGATGTAATCCCGACTGATATAAGAAAACCGCTTGTATTCGTCTTTTGCATAACAATAAAGCAGACTATGATTGCCACCATAATTGATGTCACAACCATGCTCGCATAAGATTTTAAAGAGTAAGTTTTGCTATGCGTATGTAAATAGCGAGCCGTACCGCCAAGCAATCCCAAAAATCCAAAAATGAAAAAGTGTATTAAATCCTCAATCTTAAAGTTCATAATAACCCCCTTCTTTATTTTGACACTTTGTATAAATGTGTCTAATAATCATACTATGTATGAATATAAAAGGGATTATGATTAAGAAAAAGACACCAAGATTGATTAAAACAAATGCCGAGTGTGTAACATGGTGATAAACTTCTATGAACCAATTTACCATAAGGCAAAATGGCAACCATTTATACACTTCAAACATTTTTTTGCTAATTTTCATTTTCGCTTATCTCTTGGTTTTCTTCTATTGTATCACTATTTTCGTTTTCATCAAGAATTTCCTCTGGTTCTGGTTCTGGTGATAATTCAACATCATTCGGGTCAACATAATCACGCATATCAAAAGCCTCTTGTAATTCTCTATAATGTTCATATAAAGGCTCAAAATCTGCGTATTCCACGCAAGTTTCAAGTGCCTTTTCTATTTCTCTTAACTCGCCAATAAGGCTTGTTTTGTCGTTATAATTTTCTTGAATTTTCAAAACAAGGTAATTGATTAGATTTTCTAATTCTGCTCTCGTCATTGTGACAAAGTTTTCTGGCAACTGTGTAGCGTCTTTGATAACCATAGGGAATACTGATTGCATTTCTTTTTTGATTAGGGTGTCATCAAGTTGCAACAAACCCCAATATGTACCTGCCGTATCAGCCCATTTCGGTTTATAAGACTTACCATTGACAGGGTAAAATACCGCAGAGTCAAGATATTCGTCTGCAAGTTTATCAACATCTGCAATAAGTTTTGCAACCCTTCTTTTTAGGTCTGGCTTGCCAATGACTTCCACAAATTCAGCACTATTTCGTTCAACCCAGCGTATAGAACCGTCACGATTTAATCCAAAATTTATATGAGTCATATCTTTTGGTTTTTCTGGTTCTGGTTTTACAACAGGTTCTATAATTGACTCGTATTCATCAAAATTTTCCACAATTTCAGTTTCAAATTTATCACTCATCTTAAATTTCCTCGCTTTCTTCCACATACTCGCCAGCCGCCGCTGTTTCAAATGTTTTATAGGCAATCATTCTTGCCCCAGAGTTTTGAGATTGTGACCAATGAGCATATTGTTGTCCGCTTTCATAAATTCTACTCTTTGCTATGCCAGCACGGTGATTTATTAAGCAACAAGTTCTGGCTGGATAATAAAATCTAATCTTGCAATCGTCATCATAACCATGATTTGCTACAAAATAAAAGTCGGGGTCGTCTGGGTCAGTATCAAATACTTGGTATTGACCGACAAGCAACTCGTCATCAAAACTTAAATTACCACCGAGATTTCCGTAGTCTTGAACATATTTTGTAATTGGGTTTTCATAATTAGCAACCGTTCTTAAACGCATACCCTTATGTTCGTTACCCCAAAGAGTCATGCAAGCAATCTCACAAAAGTCCTCTCTTTCCCATTTGCCGCTTTCGTTACAAACATAAGATAATCTGGTATTTTCGTTAATCCAACGATTGCCAACGCAAGCCATTTGAGGGTACGGGTCTGTCTTTTCTACAAAACAATTTGAACCTACTCTTACACCTGTTGGTGTTATAAAGAAGTGTTTATTTTTAACATGCCTTACAATATTTGTGTTCAAATCAAAGTTAGTTGAAGGCATAACAAAAGACAACGGATTTGTGCCTTCAATATCTCTATAATACATTTGCATTTGCGGAACAAAACGGTCGCCATTCGGAAAATCTTGGCTCGCAATAATGACACGAACTTTTTTAAATTCTGTGCCGAGATAAAATCTTGGTGTTCTAAATAAAGGACTCATGTCGTATTCGTCACCCTCATAAGCAAATGTTTGTTTATAAAGGACATTATCTTCTGCGTCAAGGCATTCAACTCTAAATCTTCTAATATTGTAGCAATTAGGATAATTATAATCGGTGTAACCGCCTTCATAATATCCGCCTTGCATTTCAAAAAAGTATTCGCCAGCAGGGAAGACATCAGTCGCCTCGTATTGCCAAACGTTATTACCATTTTGTGCAATAGTTGGTCTATAAATACTACTGTATATATAATATCCAACATCTGCTCTCGGCGGTGACATATAATGAGTTTGTTGACAAATGTTTGTCATAGAGTAACTATAACCCCCGACATCAGTAATTGTGCCGTCAACTAAACAAGGATAGTAATTATCAACGGCTTTTTGGGGAGCGGTGTAACCCCACCTATGACCAAAGCAAGAAATCCAACGGTCGTGTTCTATACGCTCTTGTGGTATTTCGCCATATTGGTCAATGAGGTCTGATACATTATAAACTGTGCCGTTTGACGACACCCATTCGCAAGGTTCGTAATCTATGCCGCCGTCAAGGACAGTTTCGCCGTTTTGTTTAACATAACATTCTTTTTCGTCAAGTTCTCCTATCATACCTTGTTGTGCCGTTGCTACACCAAAAGAAAAGTCAACCGCAAAATTATAATCGTCTAAATTTAGATTTTGTTGAAATAATAATATATCATCACAATACAAACCAATTTGTTGATTTTTATAAGTTAGTTTGAACTTATGCCAAACATTTAAGATTTGAATATTATTTAACAAAATATCACTATTTTGTATAAGCCAACTCGTATTGTCTTGATTTCTTAACAAAACAACAGCACGGGTAAGACTTGCATTAAGACCAACCTTAAAACCATTTGAAGTTTCTACACCAAGAGGATTTGTAGCAAGACAAATAAAAGTTTCATGTATTGTGTCAGTTCTTTGTTGCGTAATTTTAACCTTTGCACCAACTTCCCAATCACTACCACCTACAAACTGCTCAACCGCTTTCCGTAAACCCTGTCGTGAACCTGCTGAATTTAATAAAGTTGCAATTCCATTCCTCGTTATCGTAGGATTACCAACTACCGTAAACGCATTCTTGTTAAATCCTTTGCCATTCATTTTAACATCATAGTCGCCAAGAACTTGCAAAAGTTTATCAGAACCAGCCGTCAAGTCGCCGTCTTCGGTTTCTTCAACAGAACCGTATATCCTTATGCCGTCTATTCTTCTATTCCAGCCCTGCTCGCCAGAACACCAATTATCACAACAAATAAAGAACACATTGTAATAATCTCGCTCATTAAGTTGCAAATAATGCGGTCTATTTAAACCCCAACGCTCATTTGTCGGTTGATTGTAACTTGCCTCTTTTGTAATGCTTTGACCGCCAATATAATGAGCATTTGCAAAATCGCTTAAAGTTATATCTCTCACAAGTGGTTCTGCAAGATTTAAACCGCAAATATGAGTTTGCGGAATGCAATAGTATGTGTCATAAACTCTTATTTCAATACGAGAAATACGCATTTTTTTACGACAAGCGATTGTAATAGTGCCGTCTGTTGTGTAAATAGGGTCAGTTTGGCTATCCCAATGGCTTTTATTAAAAACTTTGTAAACATTTAATTGTGCGGTAGCGTCTGGTTGGTTTGACCCAGCAATACTATTCAACAACCCAAAGTGGAAATCTGCGTCAGATGTATTTGATGTAAACCTGCTATCACCGCCTAAAATCAAATTATCTTTATCGGTAGCGTCATGGTATTCAATCAAATTCCACAACTTACCGTCAACTGATTTGTGACCTTCCAAAATTTTATAAATATTTTCCTTATCTTCTACAACCTGTTTTAATTTACTTTCTGTTGCTGGGCTTGCGGTTAAGGGTGAAGACGGAAGACCAAGACCGCTAAAATAAAATGGGTCTGATACAACTTCCGTAATACCTGTGCCACCAGCACCGCCACCGCCTTGCAACGGATTATAAATTTCATAGTCAACACACATATAGCCATTTTCAGTTCTTTGTATTGTAAATCTGGCTATAATTGCATAACGGTCGTATTGATTGTCTATATACTGCATGGCAATTTCAGCCATAGGACTTGCGGCTTTTGCGTCATTTGTACCTTCATATTGAACCGAACCTGTAACAAACTGATAATGCAGGTTTGCAGGGTCTTCACCAAAAAGAGGTAAACCAACAACCCAAACATTTGTGCAACATTCTAACGCTATTTCATTTTCATTCCCAGCGTTATCAATAATAATTGGAATATTGCCAGAATGTGTTGGCACAATACCACTTTGAGCCGTATTATAGACTAATTGATTATTAGCCGTATGAACTCTTGTGTAACTTCCGCTTGGCAAAGCAGGTATAAGTTTGCTAAAATCTGCCATACCAACCGTTGTAGCCGTTAAAGTCGGTTGCAGGTAGTTTCCTTCGGTTATTTCTACATCTGTTGTAACATTACCAATCTCACCGCCACTTAAAACTATTGTGCCGAGAGCCGCATTCAAGAAATTGCTTATGGTTTCATTTACACCGCCAACACCCCAAGCGTCAGCCGCCATTTTGACATCATTTGAGTCAACACTTATTTTTGCAATTAAGTATTTTGAGTCTGGCTTTGAACCACTCTGCCATATAAGATTTGTGCCGTTATAATATAGATAATATGCTCCAACTTCCGAAGGAAAGGCAGGGCTGGTGAAATTGCTTAAAGCCGTTATTTCAAAACCGTCTTTATAAGCCTTGCCACCCGTGCCGCTTACGGTTCTATTAGTCCAATCTACTGTTAATGTTGGAGCGACCGCCCAACCGTTATCGTTCCCAAAAGGATTAACCGCCTCTATGGCTTGTAATCTACCGTTTTCATCAAGACTTAAAATGTTTTTATCGTTTGTTGTATTAACCATGCTCGCAATTAAATTCTGTAAGGTAACTTTTGAACCGTCACCTTGCACGAAGTTATTTATACCGAGTAAATATTGGTCAAGAGCAACCGATTGTAAGGTCACAAATGAAGAAATCGGTGTGATTTGTGTTATATTACCTATTGGTGTATTCATAGCCATATTAGAGTTCCCCCTTTTAAAATCATTCTATACTATTTTAATACAATCTGCAAGTAATTGATGAAGTAAATTGCTCGCCGTCAACTTCGTCAATATTGCTTATAACCATGCTTAATATATCAGCCGTACCAGCCATATATAAGTCGCCAGAATGGTAAAAATCCATACCGTCAATGTTGTAGAACCCAGAACCCCTTACGATACATTCATGGGCTTTTATTGGATTTTCAAGAATTATATAACTTGCCCTTTTCTCGTTTAGTTTAAGGCGATATGTGTTAATGTTTTGACCGCCACCCGAAGTGTCAACCGAGCGTATCGTCATTGTCATACCTTCCGTTACAATAAACGGTGATGATGTCTTAAATCCGATTACTTCGGTTTTATCGTCATTATAAAGCAAAGACTCAATGTTTCCGCTTACACCGTCATTGATACGAGTATAATCTGCAACCAAAACACGGTCAAGGACTTCAAGGTCTAAAACTTCTCTTGCAACTTTGAATGTAGCAGATACATTCTTGACATTCATTATTTCTAATTCGTAAGCAATTCTGCGTTTAACATCATTTTCGTTTTTAACATAACTAAAATTTCTTGTTTCGGGTTGATAGTAGGTGTCGTCTTTCCCTGCCTCTGGTTGCCAATGGCACTCACCGTCATACCAATAACCTGTTATTTCAGCGTCAGCCCAAGTGTTTTCATCAACATAAGAGCCTCTAATAGCCAAAGTACGACCATATTTGCCACGAACCCTTGTAATTTTCAAATCCCAACTATTCTCTGCATTAAACATAGTTTTGATAGGTCTATTGTCTTCGTTCGTATCAACCCTTATAACCGCTTTGCCCCATTTGTTAGGAATGAAATAAAGTTGGTTATTACTTGCTATTTCGTTGATAATTTTTTCATATTTAATTTCTTCCGAAATAATACCGTCACATTTACATTCGTGTTCTTCACACCATTGACGAGCCTTTAAGAAAGAGTCCATGTCAATCTGGTCTTCACTCATAGGGTCTGGGTTGCTTATTTCATCTGTAAGCAGGTAATATATAACATCAACAGGATTTCTACTTTGCTCTTGCTCACCTGTTGCGATATTTTTAATATAAGGTCGGCAAATCGCCGAAAATTTATCAATCTCGCCGTCTAATTGAGTTGTAGCATTAAAGGTACATGCAATTTGAGATACATTCGGCAAAATGTCTGGATTTATAACATCAATACCCTCTTTTAATCGCCAAGTAACAATATTCAAATAAATATTTCCGACAAAATAGTCGTCTTTATCAAATACAACAGGTAAGACTCTGACTTGGTATTGCCCTGCCTCTTTAAACTGTAAACCAACTGCCTCGTAAAAATTGTCGTCTGCGTCATCAATAGCCGCAGGTGTAGCAAATGTAAATGTATCGCCATTTCGGCTTATTCTTGACGACAAATTTTCAATAACACCGTCAAGATTTCTGGTGTAAATTCTCTCTATCATACTATCGTCAACATGTCGCCAAGTAGTTTCATCAACGCTTTTCCAAGTAATCTCACAAGATATTGTTGTTCTTTCACGATTTCCGCTATTTCTATTAAGCCTATAAAGCCCTTTCGGAAAAGCAAAGTGCATGTCACAAAATCTGCAATCATGAACCGATTGGCTTATAATCTCGTTTCTATCACCGCTATAACTATCAACACCTTGCCCTACTTCAACGGTATATATTTGAATTTCGCTAAACACCAGCGTTTCATCAACCAAAGTAGCCGTCAATTCGTTTTCGTAAGAGTTGCCTCTGGTTTGTCCGCTTGGTTCTGTGGTTGTATATCTATATTCTTCAACCACCTTGTCTTCTGTTTCTTCGCCAAAATCTTCTGCGGTCACTTCAATATTTACATCTGCATAATAAGTTGTTGAACCTTGCTCGCCTTCAATTTGATACAACATATCTTTTGTAACGGTTATATCCTTTGTAATGGTCATATCCGTACCGCCAAATACAAGAGTCATACCAACTCTAAACCTTTTATTAGTCCAATAATTATAATTCACATTATGAAAAACATATTTTTGAGTTAGCGTGTAATGGTCGGCAGGTTCAAGCAAGGTTGATACAATGGGCTGGTTAAAATAGGCTATTGCCGTTTGAAATACTGCTTGCGTTTTATCAAAAGTTAATTCTCTTTCATAAGAATAAGTAAAAGCGTTATCCCAACCTATAAATCCACTCTGACCGTTTGCCTGTTGCAAAGAATAAGACGCTTGACGGTAGTTTTCAAGCAAAACATCACCGAGTCTAAATTTCTCATATCTGGCATTTTTATAACCAGCCACAAAGTAGGTTCTATAACGGTTGCCACCATAACCACTTTTAACCAACGGATAACAGTATTGACCGAAGTTAAATGTTTGCAAAATACGACCAAACGCAATCGGCACAACACCTTCTTGAACTTCATTTTTAGCACCGCTCAAATCTGGTGTATTTTTTGATGAATAAGTCGGCATATTTTGACCGTTTGTAACACCAGCACCACCTCTGCCACCCAAAGTCACACCAAGAGTAACGCTTGCGGCAACACCAACTGCTATACCTGCGGCAACACCTACAATTACACCTGCGGCAACGGTTGAAACACCCAAAGCCGCCGCAACCGCACCGATAATTGTAGCGATAATCCCTGTCGGTTTATGTCTAACTTCTATAAAAGCGTGTCGTGGTATGATTTGCCACCACTTTACACGCTGATTATTTATATAAACTGTCTTGCAATAACCGTCTTTGTCATAAGGTTCGTCAGAAAAGACCACACAAACAGGCAAGCCAGACCAAAACTTAAACTCATGTTGCTCTATACCAAGCCCCCTGTGGCAAAGTGTTGACGGAGCAAAGATTTTAAAAAGTATTTTATCCTTCAAGTCTGTAAATGACATAATTTTTCCTCAAATCGCTTATAGCCGTCACGACAACCCCTTCTGGTCTTAAATGAATGAAGTAGTCTTTATTTATTATAACCCCTGCGTGTTGATTTGCAAATAATGAAAATCCGATAATATCACCCTCTTGTTGCTCGCCGTCTGGGATTACGGAATGTTTAAAATTTGCACAAAGACGATTTTTAAATTCTGCTTGAACTTCTGTAACAGGATATTCGGGCAATTCAATTCCGAACATGTCTTTAATAACATCAATAACAAAATCCCAGCAAACATACTCATTTTCTTTATAATGTTTTGACATCATATAACGCATAATTTGATTTTCGTGCATAGCCTCACCTACCTATAATTCAAATTTATAAATACACTTGGGTTTTTGCCCCTGTATTTACCTGCATTTATACCATAACAATTTTTAATAACAAGGTTTGCGGTAACGGACTCTATGGTTTCGGTTTGGTTCATATCAAGAATGTATTTGCCAAGTGAAATCCAATTTGCATTCTTGCCGTCATAATTTGCGACAACCAACCAACAATCGGCAATAAGGTCTTCAATAGAATTGTCCGCAGACCTCAATATATTAGAACTTACTAAACCAATATTCGTAATAATGAATTGAGAGCCGTCTGTTTCGCTCTGTGCTGGCACATTAAAGCCAAAAGGTACACATTCATATACTCTTTCTTCAATCGTGCCGTCAGAGTGTTCTATTGTCCTTGTATGGTTCACTATGTCGTTACAAATGCTATATCGCCCATTTTCAAACGAACTATGTAAAACATCACAAGCAAGGAAAAGGACTTTGTTTAAGGTTTTTGTAGCACTAATCATTGGCAAAATTGGCATTAGTACATCACCTCACCTTGTTCTGATACATACTTATAATCGCCCTCAATACCTTCAACAACCGCTCTGTCTGGGGTGTTTTCAGTAATAAAGTTAAGAACGCTTACAGATTGTGCTTTTGCGTATAATTGCAGATTTATATACATACCTCTAACGCTCGTACCTGCTGGACTTGCGGAAGGTTGCTCGGTAATATGACACTTCATATAACCATTTACCTTCGGGTCATAAACCCAGCAAGGTATCGCCGTATTGTTTGTTGCAACCGACAACCAATACCAAAATTGTTCTTCACTATTAACAAATATTTTTGCCGAAATTATACGACCGCCAGCCGACCATTTTGAGTGAGATATAACCTCACCTGCGTCTGGCGTTATTCTAACGACAGTATCTTGCCTTGTAACTTGATAGCCGTCATGCAATAACCGCCACGGCATGACATATAAACCGTCTGTCGCAGATACTTTAAATAGTATGTTTGGGTCGCCCCATATTATATTTTTATCATAAGTAACCGCCATTATCCTATCTGCCTTCCTTGTTTAGCCATTCTGCTTTGTGCATTAGCCCAGCCTTGATTTGTCTTACTGCTTGATAGCATTGAGTTAAGTTCGGAAATCTTGATTTCCATTTCATTATTAGGTCTTTTAATAACTTCAACCGCCGCATTCGTGTAATTATTAACGGTGACTTGTGGTTGAACCGCACCAACACCTAAATCGCCGTTAGACATGCGTCTTGCAGGGGCAATAACCTCTGTGCCAGCCTCGCCAGCCAGACCGAAATTGCCACCCTGCATGGGAAACATAGTTGGTGAGGACACAATGCCACCCTTCGCATGCGGTATCACCTTCGCCGAAGTTGTCGTTGATGACCCTTTACTTAAACCGCTTACACCAGATAATTGATTGCCTATTCCAGCCATAGCACCGCCGAGCATTTGACCAGCCCCAGCCATAGCCGTACTTGCACCGATAGCCGCACCTGTCAAAGCCGTACCAGCCGCTATCCCTGCCCCTGTCATAATAGCCGCAAGGGGAGCAAGCAACCAACCAACAAAAGGTATCTGTGCCGCACTATTAGCCGCATTTGCAACCGCAATAGCCGCCATAGATGTTGCCGCCGTTGCCGCAGAAGTAGCCAAAGCACTCATAGCCCCAGCCATTTGCATTAAAGCAGGGGCAGACGCTTGGAATGAACCGCTTGCCATAGCCATTGTAGCCGCTAAAGCACCCATTCCTGTTGCGGCAATAGGAGCGGCAACTGCCATACTTGCTATGCTTTGAGCCGCAGAAATCGCAGGATTAGCCATGCCTAATATACTTGACCCAGCACCAAGAGCCGAGTTTGCCATGCCCATTATATTTGTGCCTGTTCCCAAAGCAGAAGTTCCGAGATTTGTAATATTTCCAAGAACACCCGAAACGGCTGGCGAAGTTGCATTTTGTAATGTTTGAGTCAATGTGTTAGCACTTGTGTTCAATCCACCTAAAATAGATTGTCCGACCGCACCAACATTGTTAATTGTTCCGATAGGACTCGCCGAACTTGTCGCTTGACTTGCATTAGAACCACCGCCAAACAGATTTTTAACGGAAGACCAGATATTGCCTAATACACCGCCAGAACCGCCAGAAGTTTGTTTAATAACAGGTGTGCCTTGTTTACCACTTCCACCAAACAAAGTATTTCCAAGCGTTGACCAAAAGCCACCAGAGGCTTGCGGATTTCCATTTTGACCCCACATATTAGTTGGCAAAGTCTTACCTGCAACGCTTGTAATAGAGCCTGTGAACCCACTTGCAAGCCTTTGAAAGATGTTGCCAGCATTGTTTTTAAACCCTGCGGTAAAACCTGTTACAATATCTTGCAAAAATCTTTTTGTAGCCTGTTGTGCAATAGATTTTAAAGCGTCAAGCCCTGCGTCTTTAAATCGTGACCACAAGGTTTCGCCTTCTCTTAAAGGTTCAAATATACCGTCAATCAAAGTGTCGGAAAGTTGCTTTGCATTTCGGTTTGTAATTTTCATGACGCTCTCACGATTTTCAATATTCTTGTAATATTCGCTTTGAGATTTTAGTTGACCGAGTAATTGTTTTTGTTGTTCTATTTGAGCATGTGTATATTTGCTTGGTTGCAAAAGCATGCTTTTGTATTCTTCTGATACCTTTTTGAGTTGATTTTGTAAATCTTGCCAAGCCGAAGTAGCCTTTGTGGTAGAACCTTTTAAGGCTTTCATTTGAACATCAACCGCATTTTGCTTACTTAAAAGTTCTGCATAATGTTTTTCAAGTTCCGCCGTACTTTCGCCATGCAATTTTTTGACTCTAATAGCGTCTTCGGTAGCCTTGATTTCATCTTTAAGTAAATCCCATTCGGTTTTTTCTTTTTTGGTTGCAGAACCCTTTTTACCTTTTCCTTTTTTAGAACCGTCACTTGTCGCATTTTGCAAACCTGTAACCGCACTTTGAGCCTGTTTCAAAGCGTCATAAGTCATTTTTGAGTTCTTATTTACGACTTCAAGTTTTTTGATTGCATTTTGATTAGCATTTGATAACTTTTTGTCGGCTACATCTATTGCAAAAGAAGTGTTTTTAGCCCATTCAACCGTTGCCGTACCAGCGTTTTGAATTACAGTTTTAACTTTGTCCATGTTTTCGCCAAAGTGCAAAACAAAATCAGAACCAGCCGAGAGGGCTTGCCCCGTTAATTTCATATTTGTTCCGAAAACACCCATTTTATCGCCGACTTCGGTCATAACTTTGCCGACTTTACCTGTAAATTCAACAAATTTGACGGTGACATTTTTAATGAAATTGAAGACCCCTTTTACAAAGTTCATTATTTTTGTGAAAACATCAACCACCGTAGCCCAAAGGATTTTAGCCCATTTGCAAATGTTATCCCAAGCGACTTGACAAACTGCCGCAAAAGTGGACTGCCAACTTGCCAATTCTTTTGTGCGTTCTTCTACAACCCTCATTTTAGCGTCATGCTCACCTAATACTGCGATATGGTGAAGTTCTGCGTCTGATAATTCTTCAAATTTCTTACCTGTTTCGGTTAAATATTGAGTCAATGAAGGGAAAGATTGCTTAAATTCTTCAAGTTTTTGTTTGCCTTCCTCTGTTGTACCATCAAGCGTTGTCACTTCTTTTGTCAAATTAACAATTTGCTGACCTAAACCAATATAAGGGGTTATGTCACCTGCCTTTTTAGCCGTATCAGCCAAATTAAAGCCAAGAGCGGCTACACCTGTTACAACCGCACCAATAATTAGTGGCAAGCCAGCCAATTCTGCGTTCAACACTAACAATTCACTCATCAAAGAGCCGATTGCAGGTATAACAACGGTCATTATAGTTGTGCCGAAAGCCGTGACACCAGATACGATTGCTTTCCAATTAAATGCTACAACCGTTGCCAACAGCCCAGACAATGCCCCTTTTAATAAATTTGAGGCGGTAGTATTTTCGTTAAAGAATTGAGCCGTTTTTGCTAACGCATTTGTGACCCCTACAAGCCCATTTACGAGGGGTAAAAGTGCCTCGTTTACCATTTGACCTAAATTCATTTTTAAGAGGTCTGTTGCCGTTGCTAATCGGTTTATACTTGCGTTAAATTGCATTGAGGCAATATCTATTGATTGACCTAATGCCGCCTTAACAGTAGCCGCAAAAGCAGGTAAAAAGTCTTTTGAAAAGACTTCGCCTTTTTTCATTAAGTCCATAAGCCTTGCTGGTAGTATGCCCATAGACTCTGCGGCTAACTCAAACGCACCAGGCAAGGCATTTGACAACTGTCTTTTGAGTTCTTCGGCTTGCACCGTGCCTTTATTCGCCATTTGTTCAAGGGCAACGAACACCCCCTGCATTCTTTCGGCTGGTAAGTGTAGCGATACCATAGCCGCCGACAGGTCTTCAAAGATTTGTCTTGATTGTGAGATTGTGCCACCAGACCTTGTGAATGATGTCATGAATTTCGCATAAGAGTCGGAAACATCACCAAAGGAAAGCCCTAAACGGTTTGACATATCAATAATCCATTTTATCTCACGACCGCCACTTTCCCAGCCACCTGTTGCGGCTAACATAGTATTCTGCAAAGCGTCTAATTCAATACCAGCCTTTGAAATTGAGGCGGCAAATTCCTTAAAGCCTTGTATAGCGTTTGTTAGGAAATCTCTTGCGAGCATGCCTATAAAAGTGCCGAGAGAGGCTTTTAATATGTCTAAAATGTTCTTGTTATCTTGTTTTTGCTTGGTTAGTTCGGCAAATTTTTGGTTAGTTTCCTGTATTTTTGTATTAAGACGAGTATATTTATCCGCCATTCTCTGCAAGGTAACTTCGTTCAAATTACCTGCGGCGATTGCGTCTTGAAGTTTTTGGGCTTGCTCTCTTAACTGTTGATTGAGTTGGTTATAAGGGCGAGCCGCCTGTTGTGCCTTTAAGGCTTGTTTTTCATGTGCCTGTGCAACTCTTAAAGCCGCCATTTCAGCCCTTGCATGAGCGGTTGCGGTCTTTTCCATTTCGGTTGACAGTTTTTGATTTGCTACTGCGGTATTAGCCACTTGGGTTTTTGCCTTTTCAAGTTCCCTTGCGGTTCTACCTGCCTCTGTTGCAACTTTTTGATGTGCCAAAGCAACGCTCTCTGCGTCTTTTGCGGCTTGTGCGTTCGCCTTGTTTAATGATGATATACCAGAGGCAACAGTCTTTGAAACAGAGGATAAATCACGCATATTTGCGGTCAAAATCTTCATAGCGTCTGCCCCATATCCTACATCTATAAGGTTTTCGCTAATCTCTTTGAGTTTAGAGTCTATATTTTTTAATGTACTCTCTGCGTCTTTTCCACCTATGACCTCAACAGGTATCAAAAACGGTTCGTAAGCGTCACTCATTGATTTTTACCCCATGTCAATACTGTCTTTATAAATCTTTTTTAGGTCTTTGCGAGTTTCTTCAATAGCGGCTCTCGCATAGCCGACAGGTTTTTTTGGTGATATAACCACCTCTTTTGCGTAAACATCTTCGCCGTCTTTCCCTTTAAAGTGCATAAATTCAGCGTCTTTTGCCTTTATGACTTGTGTACCGATACCGTATTCAAGAACTCTTGCGGCTGGGTGGTCTATAACGACCGCCTTTTGGTTTTCGTCATAATGCACAACCTTGTCACTTTGAAAACTATTATGAAATTCATAAGGATAGCCGCTTTTGCCTTCACCGAAAGCCTTACGAGCCTCTGCTTTGATATTTCTCGCAAGGGTTGAACCTGCTTGAAATTCAAGGTTTTTCAACCCTTCTATGCGTTGAAATATCTTTAATCTTATGTTTTCATAGTTTGTATTATAGTTTGCCAATGTTGTATTCCTGCATTAACTTTAAAACCAAGTATCTTGTGGCACACAAATAGGCTGGTGATAACGAAGTGTCGTCTATTGATATTTTTTTGAACCCTGCTATGTGGTTGTAAGCGTCATCAAGCATTTCGTAAAATTCGTCATCAAGATTGGTAAGTAATTTCCATTTTTTATCAATCGCTATCGGATTTTTCTTGTCGCCTACAAACATAGGCATTGAGAGTTCCGTTTCACTTAACCGTTTTGTTCTGGTGTACCCTTTGATGTAGAGTTCCCAGCCGATTTGGACTTTTTTAGGGCTTTTTCTTTTTCAGCCTCTATCTCTTGTCTTTTTTCGTACCATTTCGTGATAACATCATCAAGTTTCATTACAACACCAAGACTGATTAACTCTTTCATGGTCGTGCAATTCACAATAGAGCCGTTTTCGGTTTCAACTTGAATAGGTTTATCAAACGGTTTCGCCATATTAGCGAAAGTGTAAAGCGTGTTTAAATTTGTATTACCGTCTTCACTTGTGTAAAGGTCGGTGTTACGAGGCAACCTAAAAGTCACCTCTTTCACCGAGTCGTCTTCAAATCTTACATTCGCTTTAAATGTGTGTTCTATGTACGCTTTTAATGCCATAATTTACCTCACCTTCTGTTATTGCATTATTTTACTCACATTATGTTGTCGGTCTTTTTTCTTTGACAAATTGAGGTTCAAAATCGCCCGTTGTAACTGCCAAAGACATATCAGCCGTTTTTGCAGAGTTTGTACCACCGCTAAATCCGCCAGAAGTGATTAAAGCAGGTGTGTAAAGAGATAAATCTCTTACATCAGCCCCTACAATGCCTTCTGTAAGTACGAGAGCCAAGTTTACTTGTTCCCCTGTTGTACTTCTGTTGTAAGAACCGTCTGCTTGTTGTTCTAACATTGTGATTAAATTTCCTAATACAATGTCAGTAGCGGTTTGTTCTGCGTCTGTTGATGTTTCAACTACAAGTGTACCTGTTAATTCAACAGACAAACGACCAGCCCTGTAAGTCGTAACTGTGTCACAAATTGCGGTAACATCAATTTGTTCACGGTCAAATGTACCGTCAACATTCTGATAACCGCAGAATTTTGTCATTACGAGAGGTTTAACCTTGTCGCCTTCGCCCAAAGTGATTTGAGATGTGCAACGGAAAATGTCGCCAGCCTGTAAACCTTGCGGTAAAGCATTACCTGTACCTCTTGCGGTAACAAGATAGCGGTCGCCAACTGTCAAAGCACCTGTTGTCTTTTCATCAGCAAATTCAAAGAAATAGACCCCTGTGTCTTCATTGATAACTCTTTTAACTGTCATAATTTTATCCCCCTTATTTTTGTTGTAGGTCACATGAAATCTTTTAATTTCATAATAAACCATACCCTCTTTTTTTGCAACAAATTACAAAGGCTCATACTTGAACTCAAACTCTGTCAAGCCTGTGCCTGTTTCATTGGTAAAACTTGACGCATTTTTACTTCTCAAAAGGACTCTTGACAAAATGCGATATTTTTCCAATTCTCTTAAAGACTTAATATGTCTATTTAAGTCTTCCCTTATTTCATCAAGCCACATGTCGTTTGTAGCATAGATGTTAAACTGTATTCGTGCAAAACCAACGGCTTTGTAATCTGGGTCATTTTGACACAAAGTTTGAGCGTTGCTATCCTCGCCCCCATTTAATACATGAATGACGCAATATGGGGTTTCAGTTTTTTCGGGAGCGACCCCGAAGAAAATGCGACCATTCAGAGCCTCGTCTTGCCCTGTTAAATTATTTTTGATAGTTTGCCATAGGTCTATATTAAAAGTCTTCATATCAGCCAACCTCGCTTGTGATTTGCTTTATTTTTTTACCGCTCTCATCAAAATAAACTAATTTTGATTTTAACCAATTCCCAACTCGGTCTGTAAGATAGTATAATTTATTAGCCAACCGACCTTCTTTGTCATAAGCGTTATATACATCAAGAATTTTGTCTTTATAAAAGCCCCTCTCTCTCGTAACTTCGCCGTATTCACGCACAAAAACTTTCGGTTGTTGTCTTATGCCTTTAAAAACAGGTTGTTTTGTGTCTGGTTTAAATCCAATTAGTTTATTTATTATCATATTAAACCTTCTTAAATATTACATTACCGTTTTCGTCTGTCGGGAATTTTACATTTTTATTGACAAATTCTATCCTATATTCGTTGTGGTCAACATTTTTAACCCCTTTAATCATGCCTATATTTTGGTTTATAGGAATAATTGAAAAGAAGGCGAAAGCCGTGCCGTCAACATTTCTCAATAGGTTTTTATCGTCAAACTTGACATTTTTAGGGGCAAACAAAATCCCCGACATTCTCAAAGTTTCCTTGTCGTAAATGTCAAGCAATTTTGAATAATACTGCCCCATTGGGTATTGTATCAAGCCTTTAAACTTTTTTACAAAGATATATTCGGATTTACGATTTTCGTAATCGTCAACCTCTGGCTTTTTCCAACAACTTAATGTCTTATAGTTCTTCTTTAATAACATTCGGATATTCCCCTCTGCCGATTGCTACCGTTGCCTCACCAGCCCAGCCTTCTGGCAGGTTTCCAGCCTTATAATCTGCCATTTTAGCAATTATATTACGGTATTTTTCTGGTATAACAACTCTTTCAACAATAGCCGCCTCTTTTCGTGGTATTTCAAAAGGGCTTGTTTCAAGTTCAAATACACCGTTATTTTTGCCTTTTACGATTGACATGCCTTTATAAGAGTCAGAAGTCCAAGCGATAACATCACCTATTGTGGCTTGAAATCCTTTTAAGTTGCCAATTTTATTTTTGCCGCCAGCCCCGAAGTGAGCCAAAACTGCATTTAAACTGTTTTTATAGCATGACGGACATTTTTTAAAAGGGTGGCGGAAATACGCATTATTAACTTCCAAAGCCACATCTTCAATAGCAGATACAAGCATTTCTGGTGAATACTTAATCTTTTCTTTTACTGCGGTCATTTCTTCAACCTGTTTTGGCTCTGCCCCTTTTTCAGCCTCAAATTTAACTTTTACATGGTTCTCGTTGTGTTTTCCCATATTATCCCCCTTTATGTATATACATGTTGCCAATATTTAATACAGTCTTCAATGTCTTGCGGATATGTGCCAAGACCGTAATAAGCCGCAGGTTCAAAGTTGGTATAAGTATAGCTTCCTAATCTTTCGGTTCTAACTTCCTTGCCTTCTCGTTTAAACAAGTCATATCCGAGCATATCTAAAACTGCGTTTAAAAACTGCGGCGGAAACATAACCAAATGAACCATGACGCATTCGTTTTTGCCTGTTATTCTGGTATGTAAGCCTTTGTCGTCATAAATCAGCCCATTGTCAGAATTTTCTAATATCTGTGTTAATAACATTTGCAATTCAGTTTCAATATAAGCAAAATCATTGGCTTGCACAAAAGGTGTTTCCTCGCCAAGATTGCCGACTGTAACCGTTTCATTTTCGTTATTGCGGCTTAATAAAGCCTCTTTGAATTTTTGAGATTTGTCACATCTGATAAAATGAGTATGGATAGAGTCGCAAACTTGCATTATAAAAGGATAAAGGCTATATTGTATCAGTTTGTCTGTCGCCTCGTCTATCCTGTGCCAATCACCGTCAAGCAATTCCCAACTCGTACCGTCTGTTAATAACAAAGCGGTTGTGCCGTCAACATCAGAAATCGGTTGTTGGGTAGTTTCGCCTGTTTCTTCGTCAATAATTTCTTCATAAAGACTATTTACTATTAAATCATAATCATTTGAGCGTTTGACTCTTGCCAAGTAATTCATTTTTTAATCCTTTTTTAAAAAAGCCCTGCCTTATAAATAATAGGCAAGGCTTTCATCATGTTGAACATACTATGTAAATAAAATGCACTATGCGTTTTGAGCATTGACAATAATTTTTATAAGTTCTGCCTTTGACATAGCCTCAATTTCTTCGTCAGTAATGTCAATTCCTAACTCTTTAATTTTAGCCGTCAATTCAGCCTTATTCATTCTGTCAAGTGGTTTTTCGGGTTTGTTGTCTTCGTCTTCTTCTTCGTTTTTAACTATTGAAAATTTATCTCTAATAAGTTTTGCGAAAAGAGGGTCAATATTAACAACTTCGCCCTTTTTGCCAAAGTGTATGCCGCCGTCTGCCGCAATATAGTGTTGGTCTGTGTTTAGTTTAATTTTCATTTCTTACCTCACCTTCCCTACTCTATATTACACTTCGCTTTGTGACGGTAAAGTCAAGAATGCACTTGCAAGAGTAGCGTCTGTAAGTGTCATGCTCTTAACCAATACATCAGACAAAGATAATTCAGCAATAAACATTTTTGTACCTGCAATAGTTCTTACAGATAAATATTGTTTATCAGCGTCATAACCTTCATCACTTGAAGTTTCAGCCAATTTGATTACCAAAGCGGCTTTAATAGCGTCTGCCTCTGCCTTTGTGCCTGTGTAGTTGCTTGCCCCAGACGCACCATTTGTGAATACTGCGAAAAGGGTTTGGTAGCCTACTGTTGCAACATTTGATATTGCAGAGATAGGTTGTAATTTGTCAATTAGTTTCATTTTCGTTTCCCCTTATATTATTTAAAGTATTATTCTGATTGAAAGAGAGGGTGGGCGAACCCACCCCAAATCTCTATCCCAATTATTCTGCAACCCCAGAAAGAAGTTTAACATACTTAAATTGAGTAAGAACTGCGTCATAGCGTTCTGTCAATAGCATATCTCTGTTCTTTAAGTGGTCTTTTACCATAAATCTTGCAACAGGTCTTTTGTAACCAGCAATAGCAGAAGGTGGTAAAATAGCCGCCTTGATGTTAGCCGCAACCATTTCTGGTAAAATGAAAGCGTCATCAAAAACAACAGGAACATTTAAAAGAGGCACAACTGCGTCAACATGGAACGGTTGTGTACCTGCCCCTTGTGCAACAGAGCCTAATTCAAATAAGTATCTGCCGTTTTCGTCTTTTTCTGTTATCAATGTACCCCAAGTTGCTCTGTCAATGAATAAAACACCTTTATTCTTGTTAGCAATACAAAGGTTCATAATATCAGTCATTGTGATTTTGCCAGATGTAGCAACATGCTTAACTGCAACTTGACCGTATTTATTACCTTGCGGATAATTGATGATACCTTTAATTTTATCAGCAGAATTACCAATCCAAAGGTCTTTCGCTACTTTTCTGCGTGAACCTTGAACTAATTTGCCGTTGATGTAAGGCTCAATTCTAAAAGCCTCGTCTTCAATCTGGTCATAAGTAATTCTCGCTGGGCTATCATAGTCTTTAAGGTTCAATGTAGCAGATACAAAGCAACCGTCATCAAGAGTGTAGCCGATTTTTTCCAAAGTTTCCTTTGTAGCCTGTGTGTTTTCGTCTGGTTCAACAACATCAACAACACATCTTTTTGTTCTTGACATAGCAGGTTCAAAAGTGATTGAGTTCATTAAACCTTCGTCATAGTCCACAAAGTCTTGGCGGATTGTTTTATCCACTTCTGGGATTATCAATGCTCCGCCTCTTGCGTCATCAAAGCCAGCAAAACCAGCGATTGTTGCGTCAAGTTCAATCTTTCCGCCTCTTAAAGCCGTGCGTACTTGAAGGTTCAACTTATCCATATATTCTCTATACTGTTGAAGTGTAACCTTTTCAGCACCGTCTTTAACGCAAGAATTTAATTTTTGTAATTGGATTTTTTCAATCTCTGTTGCGTCATCAGCAGATTGTTTGTTTGATTTTGAAAGTTCAACCATTTCTTTTTTTGCTTGGTCAATCTTTTCAGTAATCATTGTTTCAAGTTCGGTTTTTAAACCGTCTTTTAAGTCAGATTTTAAACCGTCTTTCATAGAGTTGGTTTTTTCTTCTAACTTTGTTTCAACTGCTGATACAATATCTTTCTCTAACTTTGTTAAATCAACATTGTTGCCAGCAGGGTCTTGTTTTCCGTCTTGGTTTGACGGTGTACCTTCAAGTGCAACCTTGAAAAGTCTGTTTTTGTCTTCTGATTTCATTAGTTTATCCCCCTTATTCTGTTTGTAATATTTTCAAGTGCAATACCGATTTCTTTGTCAGAAATTCCCCTGCTTGCCTCTTGTTTAATTTCCTTTTGAGGGTCTTTTTTGCTATTTGCAAATTCAAGCAAGAGAGCATTTTCATTGGCAGGTATGTCGGTGACAGACACTTCGTACCACTCAAATTCAGTAACATGAAATATGTCGTCAATCCACTCACCGTCAAGAGTCCAGCCCCCAACTGATAAACCGACATAAATACCTTGTTCGTAAACCGCCAAAAATCTTTCGTTTCCGCTTTTCGGAATTTCCATAACGATTAAGATTTTTCCGCCCATTTCTTCACAAGCCACAACTTTACCTATTGGCATGTCGTGTTTTTCGTAAACTGCGATATTTTTACCAGATTTTTTGCAATCAAGCCAAGCGTCAAATACGGCTTTATTTTCCATAATAAAACCAGCACTATTGATGTCTGGTGTACTTGCTATGCCCATGATATAGACATTCTTTTCGTCATCACGCTCAAAGTCAAATTCCAATTTAACTTCGTTTTCGTTGACTCTTTCAAGTTTTAAAAATATGCGTTTTGCGTCAATTTTATCCGCCATAATTTTACCCTCTTTGATTTTAATAATAAACTATCCTTTTTATTTTTGCAACAATTTACTTTTATTCTTCGTCTTCCTCGCTTGCCGCTTGACCTTCGCCCTTATTATCACCAGAGAAAGTTGTTGTATTTTCCTTGCCGTCTTTGCCTGTTTGATTAACTTGAACGGTTTGTACGGTCAATTCGTCATCACGCATGTCGCCAAGAGGTTGATAGTTATACATAGCCCTTCTTTCCTTGATAGTAAATATACCAAGACTCGGCAGGTCTTTCATTTTCTTTAAAAAGCGGCTTTCCAATGCTGGCACATCTTGTTCAAGATAGAAAACGCTATAATCGGTTAAACCCATTGAAAAATACTTGCACACATCAAATAAATGGTTATAGACCGCATTAAACAAAGGGCAAATGGTGTTATCATACATCATTTCTCGCCCTGTTTGCAAATCCTTTGTTGTAACCTTTTCGCCAAGCACCCAATTTACACCGAGTCGTTTATAAATAGCGTCTTCCGCCGCTTTTAATACGGTTGAAAATTCCATGTCTTTATTATTTTGTGAAAATTGTTTGACATCTTTGTCTGCCGCACCGTCAATAATTATGGCACTTCCAGCGTTGCCAGCACCGCCATGCTTAATTCTAATTTCATTTCGTAATTGCTCACGGTGTTTCGGATTTAAAAGACTCTTGATTAAGAAGACCATAGAAGGTCTTGCCCCATTTTGAAGTAACGATTTATTGTGAAAACAACCATACCAATACATCAAGGTTTCAAGCCCAGCACCCAAAAGCAAAGAGGCTGGCATATATGAGCATTCTGTTGAAGGATTAACAAAAGGAGCGATAATCATTGAACTTTCGCCGTCTTTTGCGTAATATGTACCATTAAACTCGTATTGACCCGTATATCCGCCAGAATTTGTAACCAAATAAGAGCCAATACGATTATTTACAACATCTTCAAGCATGCTAACATTACCATTATCAAGCACCCTCATTGATGTAATTTCATTATTTAATATGGTAAATGCAAAATACGCAACACCATATACGATATAACTTTTAACCGCTTTGTCAAAGAATTTTGAGCGGCTATCGGTAGCGTTTGGTTTGCGTAAAAGTTTTAAAAAGTTTTTTATCTTGCGGTCGCTCGGCATTTCTACAAATTCTCTTTTAGAGTCGTTATATATAACAGGCTCTATCATTTGAAAATTGTTAGAAATCAAATCAACGCTGGTCGCAATACATGCAACCTTTTCGTATGCTCTCGCAAGTTCGGTGTCGGTTAAAGTCTGTTTAGTGCTACAAAATTCAGCATAAGGATTTCCGACAATCTGACCGTCTTTGATATATACTTCGCCACCGCAAGCACTCGCCTCGCTTGCGTCTTCCATTTGCTTTTTAAAGCCCATGTGGCTCATTACTCTACTAACAAAGGACATAGAATTTCCCCCTTTGTTATTGATAATACCCGATTTTAATTTTTATTTCAACAATTTAATTTGCCCTGTTATCTGGGAGCGACCCAGATTGTTGTTGCGTAGGGCTTACGCAGACTTAATCATCAGTTTATCTTTGAGCCTATTGAGTGAGCGACACTCGTAACCTATAAGACTCTTGCCAACGCATGCTATCGGCTTGCGGAAAGAGGTTAAGATACCCTGTTTATTAGATTAAGCGACTCATGGGACAGACTCTTTTAGGATAGCCCGACTTTCATTCAAAGATGACTTTCGGTAGCCATAGCCTCGTCTGCCACTATTGATAATTATTATAATAATATTCCTTTGCGGTGTCAAGCAGGTTCTTTGGCGGCATTCCAAACTTGCGGTATAACTCTCTTACGACCTGCCTCATAATCGGATAATCCTCGTAAGAATTTTGCTTACAATATCGCCAATAAATGCAACCGTAACACTCTTTTCTGATATAGCATTCAGCCGCAAGCAGAGTCCATTTATCCCCTGTTTTAATAACACCGTGAGGGTTGCTTGACCAATTCCATGTTTTTCCTTTATTGCTCTTTTTAGGTTGATTTTTACGCTTTTTCTTCATTTTATGTGACCCTAACTGCCAAATTTCCAAATTTGGCTTTAATCAAGAGGCATGCCAAATTATCGGGGCAATCATCATGGGCTACACCCTTCTTGTAGTCGTAAATCTGTGACAAATAATTTTCGTCAGTTTCTTCAACAAATTGCACACACGGCAAGACCTCATTACCGCTCTCTCGCCAAAACGGTCGTATCGTACTAACAATTTTTGTATGTTTATTCATACTTTCGTGGTAACTTTCCACATCAAAGCCTAATTCTCTAAACTTATCGCCCATAAGCCCTTTGTCTGCGTTCTTTTCAAGCCATAACTTTGTGCAACCGCAAGACCAAAGGATTTCTGCGACTTCAAGATAATTTTTGTCTATCGGTATTTTATCCCAGCGTCTTCCATAAACAACGGTATTGAAATTGTCATAATCAAATCCGCCAATAGATAGAGAAGTGCTATCATCACCGCCATACGCACAATCTATGTGTCCGATAACTTCCCAACAGTCCTCAAAGAATGATAGAGAGTAGTTTCCGACATTATTTATACGCTTAAACGGCTTTTCGTCATCAGATACCAAAGACAATAAATAGTTTGCGGCAAAAAGCACATCATCATTCAATACTTGCTTTTTCCATTCAATGTCTTCCTCTGTCATCAAGCCTGTCTGATAACAATTATAAACTGATTTACCCCTCTGCATATCAAGTTTTCGTATCATTTCCCTAAAATGGGCTTTTCTTTTTTCCGAAAATTTTGGGTCTTCCAGCATTTCTTCATAATGCTTGTAATTATCGTTCTTTGGTTTAAGACCACGCTCCATAAGTTTAAAAGCGTCTTCCTCATGCCACGGTGTACCGATATTGATTATTCGGGTATCACTAAAACCTTTATTATTTGACAGGACATTCATCAACTCTTGATACTTGGCAATCGTATTTTTACGCTCTGCCTCACTCTCACGGTCGTCTGTGGTAACAATATCGTCTGTAATAATGATTTTAGCGTGTTTACCTGTCAACGGTGAGCCAAGACCCAACGCTCTTAATTGAAATTCACCAGATAAAGAAGTGTTTAGGTTTGTATCTATGGCAAGAGCCGTGTCTGTCGTCTTTTTGAGTCCGCCTTTGAGTCCGACATCTGGGTAAAGAATTGCCGCAAATGTTTGAAATAAAGGTGTATCAAGAATTTTGCTTACACCGTTTACAACTTCTTTTACTGCGTCTTCTGATTTACGCAAAAGCACAATGGTTGTAAGTGGTTGTAGTAACATCATTTCAGCAATAAACAATCTCAAACAGGTCGTCTTGTAAGAGTCACGGTGGGCTTGGTGTATTGCAACCCTTAAATCATAAGGGTTTAAAATCCAGCCGTTAATCCAAGTGCTATGGATTTCTTCAAGCAGGTCATAGCCTGTACCAAGCATGTGACCGACAATATGAGCCTCGTTGGTCATAAGATGTATGACTTCTTCTTTTGTCCATGTCGGCTTTTCTTTTTTAGGCTTTGGCGGTTCGGGGTTGAATGCGGCATGTAATTCTTCACGACTGATTGGCGGTTTTTCTTCTTTTGGCAATTCTGCATAAGCAGGGAAGTCGCTCGCAGGCAGGTTTTTAGCCCAATCAAGACCGCTCTTTGTAAGGTAAAACTCACCGTCAGCGTGACCGCTTTCCTTTTCAGACCTAATATGTATATAAGGGTATCGGCATTCACGAAACAACGGATTGCAGATTTGAATAGCCTTTAACATAGCCTCATGCGTGACTCTATAAGCGTCTAAAAAGTTATAATACATAGCCTCATCACACGCAAGACGACCGCCATTCTGGTTTAAAATCTGGCACAAATGCAGACACATATTATATTGTATCGCCGTTGGTTTCGCTCTCATTTACGATTTCCCCTTCAATAATCGGTAAACTTTGTAAGTGTTGTTGCTCTTGGATTTTGGCTTTTTTGCGAGCCATAATCTCTTTAACCTCATTGTAAGAGGCGGTAAGGTTGACATTGATTTGAGTATTTGTGACTTCTGTTTTGTCCGCCCATTTACCTTTTGAACGGTTTTTAAGAGCAAATTTGATAGCGTCAACATTCGGCGGTAATTTCGCTCTCAATTCGTGTACGCAACCGTCTTTGTCTAACTTTTCTTGGGTGATTTCCGCACCCTCAATCATTTCCCACAACTTGTCTTCGGCATGTTGTAGCCATTGTTCGTCACTTCTGTTTTCATTACTCATCTTGAAAATCCTCACAAATTCTTAAATACAGATTAGTCAAAATCTTTTCAAAACTGCGTTTGTCGCCCTCAAAACTGTAAGGATAGTCAAGGTCGGGTCTATATAACAATATAAATATACGCACCAGATTTTTAAACATTCTATTGTGTTGCAACACGCTTGGTGAATGCCCCCAATAAGGAATAAATATACTATGGTCTTGGTGTTTGCCTCTGCCTCTAATAATCACGCACATAATGTCGTCATAGCGACCTTGAAAACCAAGTGGAAAGCGGACTTTTGATGTCACGCAAGTAAAATTGTGGTCAATACAATGTGACGCTAACTGCGACAGGGTTTTGAAGGTTTTACCAGCCATAATGTGCATTAAATCAAGTAGAAATTTATCATAGTACGCAAACCTTTTAATATCGTTCGGTTCTATATAATAATGTCTTTTGCCGCCTCTTGAACTATATCGGAAATTAAAGAGTCTGACATTTTCATCAAGACAATTAAACAATCTTGTATCTAATTGATAATCGTTATCATTATCGTCTAAACCCCAATAGCCGTCAGCATAATTGACATATTTACCAAAGAATGCTTTATTATTATTCAATAAATCATATACGCATTTTATTTGAGTCATTGTGTTTGTCATAGTAAACCTCTCTATTCATACTAATATATATTTTTATAAATCGCAAATTTGAGCCGCACCAGCATTGTAAGCCTCTATACGAGTGCGATAGAAGTCATCATTAAATCCATGCGGATATTCTTGATAAAGTTGCTCAATGTAGCCATTGATAGACATTTTTGTACCGAACACATCATAAACTTTGTTCGGGTCAAGTTTAAATGCCTTCTCAAAGCAGACAAAATCATTTATCATCATATTTTTGTCAACATAGGTGTATTCATTGGTATAAGGGTCGTCTTGTTCCTCGCTCTGCAACACAACCTTTTTGCCTTTAATACTTTTAATCTGGTCTGTAATCGGGTCGGAGAAAAGGTCTTGGTTTAAGATTTTAGTAAATCTATTGCGTAAAGCGTATTCTTTGAACCTTTTGAGAATATCCTCGCTGGTCGGTTCTGGGTCTTGCAGGGCTAACTCATACTTACAACTATAATCTTCCGCTTTAATCATAGCCGCAACTATTGTACTATCATCTTTATAGAAATCTGGTATGCCTAAATACAAGAATTGGCGAGGCTCTTTGTCGGCAAAGTTTGTAGCCCCAAAGTGTTCAATAACGAGTTTAGCCTCAACGACCCCGACCTTGCCTGTTTCAAGCATATAAAACAGGACTCGCCAATCAATTTTTTCCATAGTGTCCGCAATCTCGTTCATATTTTTTATAAACAGGTAATCGGACATGTTTATAGTGTTGAAGAAATTATTATAATCAATAGTATCGTTATCTATTTTTGTTTTATCTAATTGCAAAGCAAGCGACCAACGCTCCATATCAGAATAAACAGGCATAACAGGTTTGTTTCCGTCAATACCTTTGCGAGCCTCTGCAATATCGTCTTTGCTCATAGGTGTCGGTGTTGTTGGGTTTGATACTATCGGATTTGCAACGGCATTGACTGTCTTATATCTAATAGTAGAACCAACAACCTTTGTGACATATTTTGGGTCTTTTGGCACATCTTTGACCATGCTTTCAAAAGTATTCTTCTTTCGTCTTGCCCCAAGATACTCTCGGATAATCTCATTTTCTTCATCATCAACATAAAGACATCTTTTTTCCACCGACTCTAATTGTTCTTGCGGAAACATAGACAAATCACAAATCTCACCTTCCTCATACTGTTTGCGGTGTTCTAAAATCCACAAAACAGTAACATAATCTTTCCAAGAGATTTTTCTTACAACTGTTTTCTTTTTCATTTAAAACGCTCCTTATTTATTTATCCAATCTGTTAAAGCAAGGGAATTTATATAGGCACAAAGCAAAAGGATAGGAATTACAAGTAACCAAGCATATTTGTTTGAACTCATAATACCAGCACAAGCCCAGCCCAGCAAAGATAACATATTTGATGAAAAGCCAGCCAAAAATTTTAATGCTCTTTTATCGTTATCTTTCATAATCCTTTGCTCCTTAATATATTGCTTTTTGAATTTCCATTAACTTTTTGCCGAGTTCAATCCTCAAACGCTTAAACCTTGCTCGTTCTGGGCTATTATAGAGATACCTGTCGTTATTATTCTCATAATATTTTAATATCTCTTTCAAACTATGAACCAAATCTTTGCTCATATTTTCTACATAATTTACATCATTTTTGCTCAAATCTTTCATTTTTACCCTCACTTTTTGATAAAATTTTACCAAAATTTAGTGGATTTGTCAACGATTAAAAGTTGATTAGTTGATTAAAAGTTGATTTTGTATAAATTTTTGTTGAATTTTTGCTATATTTACAGTATCTGTCTCTTATACACATCTCCGAGCCCACGAGACGGAGCTACATCTCG